CACAGGTTCGAGCCCTGTCTCCGGAGCAAGGTTTTGGTCGGATGGCCTGTCGCTGACAAACCGACCGTTGGGCCCCTAGCTCAATTGGCTAGAGCACCGGACTCTTAATCCGGGGGTTCAGGGTTCGAGTCCCTGGGGGCCTACCAGCAGTGACAGCCCGGATAGATCGCTGAAACCCCACCTCACGGTGGACGAGAAACTAGGACGGGCCGGCAGGCGCACGCCGTAATCATCGCATTCAGGCCCCGCCGGGCCGGATCCGAAAGGATGCCCGGCGGGGCCTGTCTCATTCTGTGGACACCCTCTTGCCGAAGTGTTGCGCTTCCGCAAGACTATTCCCACCACGACAACTAGGAGGTCCCGATGCACTTGTACGATCTGGCGCCGATGGACGAGCTCGCCTGGCTGATGGAGAACAAGTACGTCCGCGAGGTCGAGCACCCGCACGAACCGCTGCGCCTGCTGAACTACACCGATCGGGCGCAGGTCAAGCCCGAGATCTTCGCTCAGGTCCCCGCGCTGAACCACTGCCGTGGCCTGATCTGGAACACCGACAACGGCGAGATCGTGGCCCGGCCGTTCCGGAAGTTCTGGAACCACGGCCAGGCCGGCGCCGACCAGATCGGTCTGGCGGAGACCGTTTACACGCTCGACAAGCTCGACGGGTCGCTCGGCATCCTCTATCGGCAGCCGAACTCCGGCACGCTGTCCATCGCGACGCGGGGCAGTTTTACTTCCGGCCAGGCGCTCCATGCGACGCGCCTGCTCCAGACCAAGTACGACGACCTGTCCGGCCCCGAGGACCCGCGCGAGAAGCACCACTCGGCCGACGACGAGACATTCCTGTTCGAGATCATCTACCCCGAGAACCGGATCGTCGTCGACTACCGTGGCCGGGACGACCTGTTCCTGCTGGGCTCGGTCGACCTGGAAGACGGCTACGTCTACGACCCGTTCGCGGCGCAGCGACACCTCGGCTGGGTAGGCCCTACCGTGCAGCTGCTGGACGCGCGTACGACGCTGGCCGACGCCCTGGTCGCTTCGCCCCGCGAGAACCGCGAAGGCATGGTCATCGCGACCGAAGGCGGCAAGAAGATGGTGAAGCTGAAGCAGGAGGACTACGTCCGGCTGCACCGCCTCGTCACCGGTCTGTCCGAGCGGCGCGTCTGGGAGGCGATCGTCGCTGGCGAGACCCTCGCGGCCACCATCGAGCCGCTGCCGGACGAATTCCATCCCTGGGTCATGGAGGTCTGGACTCGACTGGAGCTCGGCGTGAAGCGTCGCTGGTCGAACTTCAAGGTCAGCTACCAGGCGATGATGAACGAGGCCTTCAAGGCAGGCGTCATCAACCTGGTCGACGAGGAGTGGTCGGTCAGTCGCACTGAGCGTGCCGCCCTGGCTCCGCTGTTCGCGATGGCTGGCGACGACCAGTGGGCCTACTGGGCCCTGCTCGACGGCAAGGACATCAAGGCCAAGCTCTGGGCGCAGGCCAAGCCCGAGGCCGGCCTCACCCCATCGAACGCTCCGAAGGAGGACTGACGTGCGAATCGGACCACGGACAGGCGCTGGCGACGGTCAGCGCGAGTACAACGCCCAGACGAACGTCCGGCGCGGCCAGACCGGCTCTCACTGGAAGGCCGAGGAGAAGAAGGCCAAGCAGGATGCCGCGAAGGCTGAACGACAGGCCAAGCGCGCCGCCAAGCAGGCCGAGAAGAAGGGCTGGCTGAGCTGATGGCCGACGAAAAGAAGCGCGGCCGGGGCAATCCTCGCAAGCCGATGATCGGCCCGAAGCTGCCCCGCTCCGGCGATCTGTCGGATCCCAAGGCGCCAGTCTGCGGAGCGTCCTACAAGTACAAGGGGATCGAGAAGCGCTGCGGCAAGCGCGGCCGCCATCTCAAGCACGGCCCGGCCTGATGGATGACAGTGCGGCTTTGGCCGTAGTTGCCCAGATGGTGGGACGGGCTATTGCCAGGCAGATCGAGCGCGACTACCGTAGTCCGTGGCACACCATCCCGATCGAGGACCGCGTCGCGGTCGCCGAGGAACGGATCTCCACCGACCATGTCGCTCGAGAGAAGGCTCTCGAGCTGATCAGAGAGGACCTGATTCTTCCATGAGCACGCTGACCATCACCCGGGGACTGCCCGGCTCCGGCAAGACCACCTACGCCAAGCGCTGGATCACCGAGGCCCCCGGCCGCAACCGGGTCAACCGGGACGACCTGCGCCGCATGCTGGCGCCGTGGGGAACGTACGCCTACGACCAGGCCACCGAGAACGTCATCACCAGCGCCCAGGAGTCGACGGTCCGGAAACTCCTGGAGGCCGGCCGCGACGTGATCGTGGACGACATGAACCTTCGGCAGCAGTACGCTCGCCGCTGGCTGGCCATCGCCGAGTCGGTCGGAGCTGACTTCGACGTCGTCGACCTGACCAACGTCCCGGTCGCCGAGTGCATCCAGCGCGACGCCGATCGGCCGGTCGAAGAGCGCGTCGGTAAGGGCGTCATCCTGAAGCAGGCCCGCTTCGTGGCTGGCAAGCCCTACCCGCTGCCGATGCCTGCCAACCCACCGAAGCCGGAAGGCGGCGTGGACCTCGGCCGTGCGTACGTGCCGGTCCCGGGCCGCCCGTCGGCGATCATCGTCGATCTCGATGGGACCTTCGCGTTGATGAACGGCCGGGGCCCGCACGAGTACCACCGCGTCGGCGAGGACCTGCCCAACCGGCCGATCGTGGACCTGGTCGACTGGGTGGTTACTGGCTTCAGTCGCTGGACCAGGCAGGACCTGGAGGTCATCTTCATGTCCGGCCGGGTCGAGAGTTGCCGCCCGCAGACCGAGAAGTGGCTGAGTTCGCTGGGTTACAACCCCGAGGTCTACCCGCTCTACATGCGCCCGGAACTGCCGGACGGCGTGCAGCAGCCGAAGGACTCGGTGGTCAAACTGGCGCTGTTCGACGAGCATATCCGCGACTACTACGACGTCCAGTTCGTGCTGGACGACCGCGACCAGGTCGTCGAGATGTGGCGATCGCTGGGGATCACCTGTCTCCAGGTCGCGCCGGGCCCGTTCTGATGGCCGACGACGAACGGTTCAAGAAGTTGGAGCAAGAGAAGGCCGAGCGGCGCCGCAAGGTCGCCGAAGAGGCCAAACGAATCCAGGCCGAGAAGGATGCCAAGAAGGGCGGTAAGTGATGGGTATTTTCGGTGGCGACGAGGACGAGATCAAGCGTCTGCAGCGCCAGAAGAAGGCCAAGGAGCGCGCACAGAAGAAGGAGGCTCTGCGGGCGTTCCAGGCTGGCCGGAAGGCGGAAGCGGCCCGCCAGAAGATCAAGGACGACGCGGCCAAGGCAGCCAAGGCGGCCAAGAAGAAAAAGAAGAGGTAGTCCATATAGCGAGACGGGGTCTATACGGGCCCCGTCTTTTGCTATACGCTCACAGCATTGTCGTTTACACCTAGCCCAGGAGGTTGTATGAACGAGCACATCGTACCGTCACGAGAAGCATGGCTGGCCGAAGCGTTGGTGCACATCACCGACCTCTACGCCAAGACAAAGGAAGACGGCGAGCCGGTGCGAGTCCCGCCCGTCGTAGTCGGCGTCGGTTTCAGCGTCACCAAGGCCCGGATCGCACGCGGCGTCTGTTTCCACTCCAAGGCGGCCAGCGACGGGATCTCGCAGATCTTCATCTCGCCCGCACTCGGCGCCGACCAGGCGGAGCAGATCCTGCTCACCTTGATCCACGAGGTCGCTCACGCGATCGACGACTGCGAGTCGGGTCACACTGGCCGGTTCCGGAAGCTGGTCAGCCAGATGGGTCTCACCGCGCCATACACGACGGCTACGGGCAGCGAGGCGCTGATCGAGATCCTCCAGCCGATCCTGGCCGAGCTCGGCGAGTACCCGGGCGCGGCGCTGAACATCGGCGAACTCAAGCAGAAGAAGCAGAAGGCGCGGATGCTCAAGCTCTCCTGCAAGCACCCCGTCGAGAACGAGCCCGGCAAGGTCGAGACCTGCGGCTACAACGTCCGTACGACGCAGCTGTGGATCGACAAGGGAATCCCGGAATGCCCGCTGCACTTCGAGGAGCTCGAGCAGGAGGTGAAAAAGACATGACCGGACTACTCGGGGGAGTTGCTCAGGTCGCGCTCACGCTATGGCCAGCCTTCGGGCTGGTCTGTCTCGGCTGGTTCAGCCGTATGATCTATGACAGGTCCCTGACGAAGTGGAGGTCCCGCCGTGGTAAAGCTCTCCCGGCTTGCAAGCCTGTTCAGGCGAAGCGGAAGGCGCGAGTCTCGAGCCCGACGCTGGGACGCGATGGCCGACCACTACGCTGAGCGCAAGCTATTCTGGGCCAACCAATCACTCAGCCTGGACTACATGTTCCGAGGCGAGCAGGCCGAGGAGGCGCGCATTACGGCTCAGGAGTTCTGGGTCGCCGAGACGACTGCCCGCAAGGTGGCGGCCGCGATCCGAGAGGGGAAGCGATGAGGATCAAGTTCTACATGATCGACGGCAGCACGCCGATCGTCGAGACCACGTCGACCGTGGAACAGATCGAGGCGATGTTCAACCCGCAGGCATGCTGGATCCGGTTCGCCGGGCAAGGTCCGGATGGGGATCAGAACGTCGCGATCCGTGCCGAGCACGTCATCGCTGTAGAACACCCGGCCCGATGACCTGGCTGAAGCGGATGTATCGCTGGTGGTATGGAGTCCCCGTATTCAAACCGCCGAGCGATGACTGCCTGGTCTGGCATGAGGTCAGCGAAGGACCGCGATGACCTGGGGTGACGAGGGACGCCAGCTCCCGCCAAACTGGCACTCCCTCGTCAAGGCCGTGAAGCATCGGGCCAAGAAGACCTCGCCGCTCGGGATCGAGCAGTGCGAGGCGAAGCTGCCCCGGTCGGGCAAGCGCTGCCCAGACCCCGGCGTCGACGTCGACCACACCGGTCACAAGGACGACCACAGCCTGGCCAAACTGCGTCTGCTCTGCGAGTTCCACCACGACCAGAAGACGGCCGGCCAGGGGCACGACGCCTGGGCGGCCAAGAAGGCACCGAAGAAGAGTCTCCGACGTGACGCGCACCCCGGCCGTCGGCTACGGTAGGCTGAGAAGGACACGTACCCACTCAGGCCTGGAGGCCAGCATGTCCGTAGTACTCACCAGCGAGGTCGGAGGCCTGGCGGTCGGCGCCACCTACACCGGCCCGCTCGAGCCGTTCTACCTGGCCGAGGGCTACGCGCGAGCGGTGTCCAGCCCCGTCGACCACACCATGCAGCGTGGCACGCTCGTCAAGGACGACCCGCGCCTGAACATCAACCGCGAAGCGCCCGGCCAGCCGTACAAGCTCTCCGGCCAGCTCGCCGCGCCCGAGGTCTCCACCGTCGTACGCGTCTCCGGCGCTGCGAATGGCGCTGTGGCCGGCGGCACCGTGGTCGAGATCGCGGGCGACAACCTGACCGACGTCACGGGCGTTACCTTCGGCGGCACGGCCGGTACGGCGCTCACCATCGTGGACGACCAGACCATCCGCGTCACCACGCCTGCTCACGCTGCCGGTGCGGTCAACGTCGTGGTCACCGACCCGGACGGCGCCGCGACCAAGACCAACGGCTACACCTACGCCTGATCACCCGCCCGACCACTCACAACCCTGGAGGTAACCCGCAATGGCTGACAACCGTGAGCCGGGCGCACGTTCGTATGGCGCGCAGCCCAGTCTCGACCCGAAGGCCGACCCGAACCACGAAGACTTCGTGAACCCGTTCCTGTCGTCCAACGCCGCGCTCGGTCTTCCCGAGGCCGGCCCGACTAACCGTCCGACCAACTGGACGGACGAGGACGAGAAGGCGTCGCGCAAGGAAGCGCAGAAGCACGCCGCCAAGCCTGACAAGGAGTACCACGGCTGAGCTTGCCAGCCCTGGTGGCCCCGTCCTCTTCGGAGGGCGGGGCCTTTGTCGTCGTACGAAGACATATTGGAATGTCGTCGTACGACGACATCGTATCGAGAAGGTTGCATCTCGCTATATGGACACTGCCTTGCGTGTCCGTCGCTAGGTCCGTTAGTGTCTACCTCGTTAGCCACTAACCCCGAACGAAAGAGGTGCCACATGACGGAATCCTGGAGTCTGGGCTGGATCATCGGCGGACCGATCGCGATCATCCTGCTCCTGCTGATCCTGGCCGCGACCATCGCCTGCTTCCGGCTCGCCTTCGCTGAGCCCGGCGAGTACGGCTTCTGGATGGGCGCCGGCATCACGGTCGGTCTGATCGGCATGCTGCTGACCGCATTCTTCATGACGCCCTGGGGCTTCTACCCGACGGGCGGCTCGGACTACCACAAGTACAAGCCGAAGACCGGCGAGGTCTCCGAGGTCGGTCGGCGACTCCTGCCGAGCGGCGAGAAGAGCATGGAGGAGAAGATCGTGGTCCGATTCAAGGGCAGCAACCAGGAATACGGCGTCACTGACACGCGGGCCGCCCTACTGAAGCCCGGCGACACGCTGGTCATCAAGTGCAAGAAGTCGTACGACTTCGGCTCGGTCGCCGGCTTCGACTGCAAGTACGTCTCGGCTACCCCGAAGGGATCCAACTGATGATCGAGTTCAAGGCGTGGCCGAAGATCCCCCGGCTGAAGAAGGACATGGTCGTCACCGAGAAGATCGACGGCACGAACGCGGCCGTCATCGTCCAGAAACTCGAGCACGGCGCCAGCTACGACGCCGACATGGTCGCCAAGGTCGAGCTCGGTGACGGCAGCTACCTGGTCGGTGCGCAGTCGCGGAACAAGCTGATCCGGCCGGGGGAAGATAACGCTGGCTTCGCCGCCTGGGCGTTCGCGAACGCAGCGATCCTGGCCGCCATGCTCGGTCCCGGCCACCACTACGGCGAGTGGTGGGGTAGCGGAGTTCAGCGCAGGTACGGCATGGACCACAAGGTCTTCAGCCTGTTCAACGTGAACCGCTACCCAGCAATCATCGAGGGGTGGAAGCCCTCGCTGGAGTGGGCTGGAATCGACCATCAGGTCCGCACGGTGCCTCACCTCTACTCCGGTCCGTTCGACGTCGCCATGATCGAAGCCATTCTGGCCGACCTGCGCGAGGGTGGCTCCGAGGCCGCGCCCGGCTTCATGAACCCCGAGGGAGTCGTGGTCTACCACGCTGGCGCCGGAACCACGTTCAAGGCGTTCGTCGAGGACACGGGCCCGAAGGGTCAGACGAAGGCGGACTACGTCCGAGTCGGTGTCGCTGGTGCCTGAAGAGAAGCTCCCGCAGTGCTGCGCCCGGAAGAAGAACGCGATCCGGATGGAGCAAGGTGACGTCGCGGTGGCGGCTCGACAGCTGATCCGCCACCCGGAATCTCCGCGCCTGCGGGCGGACCTCGAGAAGGTGAAGGCGTCCAAGGCGCGTGCGGTGGCCAGCTTCGAGGAGCACATCCACGACGAGTCTCTGGTCCACGGATGATCGCCCGACCCGGCATCTGGAAGGAAGTCTGGGTCGGTGCGTACGTCAAGGACAAGACCGGCCGGACCTGGAAGGTCGAGGACTTGATCTTCGCCGGCCCGACCGCTAAGCTCCGGGACAAGAACGGCATCGAAGGCAAGATCCCCTGGCCAGCGGACGACACTCCGGTCACCATCATGGAGTGGAGCATGGCTGACGCGGTCGCGCTGGTCGCCGAGAAGCTCGACGCGAAGGAGGTATGAAATGAACACCGAGAAGCAAGAGGAGCAAGCCTTGCAGATCCGGGCGGTTGCGCTCTACTGCTTCCTGGCCATCATGGCCGGAGTAACAGGAGTGATCGTCGCCGGCTGCATCTGGTTCATCGAGACGATCGTCAGCAACCTGCCGTAGCGGTACCCGAAAGCCCAGTCAACTGGAGGTAACACATGTCCGTAGATCCCACGCCCAGCAACCACGACGTCGAGCCCGGCAAGGTCCGGCGCCGCTTCGGTAGCCTGTTCGGCCGCAAGGACGTCGACTCGACCGTCCCGGCACCGGGCACCCCGCCCACCATGGACAAGCACGGAGTCATCACCGACCCGGGCAACCCCTGGATCGGCCCGGTGGACCCGAAGTACGGCTACCCGACCGAGGGCTACTCCGGCAGCCAACTCCGGACGATCCGCCGGGCCCAGCAGCGTCGCTCGGCCGCCGAGGCCCGCGTCGCCAGCCGGAACCACAACCGGGGTCGCCGTACGGACTGGCAGCACCAGGCCGACAACGCTCAGCGCGATCGCATCCTGAACGGGGTCGTGCAGGTCAGTCCGGCGATGTGGGAGAACGTCAACCGCGATCAGGCGCGCATCGAGGCCCTTCCGTCGTACGAGCAGGTCGAGCTGAAGAAGGCGGACCAGCGTCAGGCGGCACAGGATCGCGCCGATGATCGCCGGGCCGCTCGGTTCCTGGCCGGCCAGCCTCGCGGCAAGGATCTCCGCGAGGACATCTACAAGGAGTACGAGGCTCTCCTGCCGCTCGGCTCTCCGTTCCGCCGGGGCAAGAAGGCCTGATGATCTGCGAGCAGTGCAGAGGCCCGATCGAGAACCGTCGGTCAGATGCTCGGTACTGCTCGCAATCATGCGCTAGGAAGATGGAGCGTATCCGCCTCCAGGTCACGGGGCTAGGGGCTGAACGCTCAATCAAACCGTCGCGACGACTTGCTCGGGCTGAGTCGTCGCGACGTTGGCGTTCCAACAATCCGGATAAGGCCAGAGTCCACCACCAAACGCGACGGGCTCGGAAGTTATCCTCTCCAGGCGACGGGGTCAGCTCGGAGCAGTGGGATCAGATCTTGGCATGGTCGAACCATCGGTGTGCCTACTGTAAGTCAGGCCGGGATCTGCAAGAAGAGCACGTCATCCCTCTGTCACGCGGAGGCTGGCATGACGTCAGCAACGTGGTGCCAGCGTGTGCAACCTGCAATAACGGGCCCGGCGGGAAGTTTGCCAAGACGGCCGAGGAGTGGATGCCGGATTGGCGGCCGCCCCCCTGGATTGTCATACGTCCCACCAGCTGAGATGCCCATTGCTAGCAGCTAGAGGGTGTCCTATTGTCGGAGCATCGCATAAACGACTCGCAAGGAGGCCTAACTGTGTATAGATCGTCATTCCTTGGTGAGTCACTGGAGTCCGAGCGCATCGAGATCGCTGCGGTGGATTTCACCGAGAAGGCCTGCGCGCGGTGTAAACGCGACATGGTCAAGCTCACAAGCTGGCAGGCGCTGTCGGTCGAGGATCGGAAGCTCCTGAAGAAGGACTTCACCCCGCAATGCTCGCGCGGGATCTGCCGGAGCTGCTACAACCACCTGCACAAGACCGACCCCGACGCGATTTTGGACTTCCCTCGCACCTACGCCACCACGAGTGAGTTCGTCGAGGACCTGAAGATCTACCGCCGCAGGACCACGGACAAGAAGACGCTCGCCCGACTCTCGAACATGAGCGTCGCCACCTACGACAAGGCCCTGACCAGGGCCAGGAAAGCAGGGCTCCTGTGAGTGATGACGGAGACGACTTCTTCGACGAGACCGATGAGGTCGAGCGGGCCGGCAACGGCAACCCGCTGATCCTTCAGCCGGACGGAACGCGCCTGGAGTACACCCGGGCCAGCTCGCTCGGCGACTACCTGACCGACAATTCGTTCCTGACCGAGTGGCAGCTGTGCAACCTGGCCGTCGCGCTCGGCCGCCGGCGGGACCTGGCCGACATGTGCGCGGTCGAGCCCTACACCACTGGCTTCGACGAGCCGGACGCGAAGACCAAGTCGGCATCTAAGCGCAGGCTGATGGACATCATCACCCGCCTGCTCGACGCGGTGAAGATCTCCGAGCGCGCCGACCGGGGCACCGTGGTCCACGCCGTCACCGAGCAGGACTATGAGGGCTTTGTCCCGATCTCGGTCATCACCGAGCACGCTGCGTTCAACGAGTGGCTGGCCATCAACGGCATCATCCGGTGCGGCTCCGAGATCTTCGTGGTCAACGACGAGCTCCGCGTGGCCGGAACGTTCGACCACCTGTTCTGGCACCCGATCTTCGGGCTGATCATCGGCGACACCAAGAACGGCCGGAACCAGAATAACCTGGGCTTCGGCTGCCAGTTCGCCAACTACTCGCGGTCGAAGGTCTACAACCCGTTGACCGGCGAGCGCATGTCGCTCGAGGAGTACGTCGAGAAGATGTACGGCATCACGGGCACGGTCAACCAGGAGTTCGCGCTCCTGGTCAGCGTGAAGGCTGCCGTGGATGGTGGAGCCGGCGAGGTGAAGGTCTCCGAGGTCGACGTCGAGTGGGGCTACGAGCAGTGCAAGCTGGCCGCCCAGGTCCGCGACGCTCGCGCATCCGAGTCCGGCAAGGTGATGCAGTCGAAGCGGCTGAAGCACGTCAAGGGCAAGGCCGCCAAGGAACTGGCCGAGGCCGCCGTACTGGGCAGGGTCAAGACGGCGCCAACCACTGGCGAGCTCAAGGCGATCTGGAAGCAGTTCCGGCCGATCTGGTCGGACGCACATACTGAGGCGGCCCGCGTACGCCGCGACGAACTGGAGGGCGAGGCATGATCGACACAAGCAAGCATCTCTGGATCATCCCGATCCCAGACTCAAAAATTCGCGACCAGGTGCTTTTCCACGCGACCCAAGACCCCGAGAGAGCGGCCGCGCTCGCCAAGGAAGAAGACACTGTCGCCCTGAAGGTCTGGCTCGAAGGGAGCTTCGAGACCTGGGGCCATGTAACTCGATGGGAGCAGACGCCGTGAAGAAGTTCAAGGTCGGGTTCGACATCGACGACGTCTTCCTGCACACCTACCAGGCGATGCACGTCATCGCTGAGAAGGCCGGCATCACCAACGGAGTGACGCCGACCAGCTGGAACCCGTACGACGAGTACGGCTGCTCCCGCGAGGAGTGGAGCGAGGTCATCAACCACGCCACCCGGATGGGATGGCTCTACAGGGACGTCGTACCTGACGAGGATGCCCTACGCGCCGTGCGTGAGCTGGCCTGGGATGGTCACGAGATTCACCTGGTGACGGCTCGTGGCTTTATGGGCGAGAAGGACATCGTCGAGGAGCACACCGAGGGCTGGCTGATCGAGTATGCCGTCCCCCACGCTTCGCTGAGCTATTCGTCCGTAAAGGGCGACGTGGTCAACCTCCGGGGTATCGAGTACTTCCTGGACGATCATGTCCGGAACTGGCAGGAGATCGCCGAGCGCACCATGGCTCAGTCTTACCTGCTGGACAGGCCCTGGAATCAGGAGGCCGAAGCTGGTACACATAGGCTTGCAACCGTGAGCCAGTACGTCGACATCATCAAGGAGGCCGCAAGTGAGTAAACTCGACGACGACATCGTCGTCACGTCAGTCGATCTGGACACCCCACCCCCGCCCAACGGCGAAGACATCCAGGTCGAGGCCGATGGCGACATCCAGTGGAACGGTTCGGAGAAGATGGTCATCCTGAAGCTGGGCGAGGGCGACAGCGCCGCCGAGCTGGTCCTGACCTACGACACCGAGAATCAGGACTCGGCTACGAACGCGGCCATCCTGATCGCATCGGCCGGCACGGCGCTGCCGATACTCGACATGGAAGAAGAGGAGGAGCCGGAAGAAGATCACTCCGACCACGGGCACGTTAACGACTACGACGAGGCGACCTGTGAGGCGCTCGGGAAGGTGACTAATGGCTGAGTTCACCACGAAGGACTCCGGCCAGCACGCGGAGTACGCCTCCGGCATGCGCCGCGACACTCAGGACGGCAAGCCGCGCTTCGCGCTCATGGTGACCAAGTTGCAGCCGTACGAGGAGCAGATGCTCACGCGGTACGCCGGCCTACTGGCCCGGGGCGCCGATAAGTACGAGGACCGGAACTGGGAAGACGGCGACTCCGAGGAGGAGCTCGAGCGCGCCAAGGACTCCCTGCTGCGCCACACGATGCAGCTCCTGGCTGGCGAGACCGACGAGGATCACGCCGCTGCGGTCTGGTTCAACACACAGGCCGTCGAGTACTTCCGCTGGCGGATCGCTCAGAAGACGAGCCCGGCGATCGAGATCAACGTTCCGAAGCTCGACTCCAGTAACTTCCTCGCCGAAGTCCGCAAGTCGCTGTCCCGTACGCAGCCCCCGAAGGTTGTGGTGGGCTCGTCGGAGCTTGATCGCGCCAAGCAAGTCGACCAGCGGGAAGACGATCTCGACGAGGGCGAGATCGCTCGCCAGAAGCACCGCGACAGTCTGCAACGCTGGCACAATCGCTCCGTGGGAGCAGTTGACCAGGGCAACTTCGGAGAGTAGTATCAGTACCGCGCCAGCCGGTCAGCTGGCACAACCACTCAGGAATGTAGTGGCACCCGGTCAGGAATTGTCCGGGAACTCGATGCCGTAGGAGGCTCACATGACCGAGAACAACACCTCCGCGAACGACGACGACTACTTCGACGACGCGGAGCGGACCGGCGCACCGAGCGCCAAGCTCAAGGACCTGAACGACTTCGTCCAGGGCGAGGTCGTCGACAAGCGCCAGGTCGACAAGACCAAGTTCGGCACCAACGAGGTCGAGCTGAACGACGACGGCACCCCGCGCAAGCAGCTGCGGATCATCCTGCAGACCGAGTCGCGGAACTGGGAGAAGGTCTCCAAGGTCCCGACCGAGAAGGACGGCTCGCCGAAGGACCCGTCGCTCGACGACGGCAAGCGCGCGATCTACGTGCCGAAGTACACCAACATCTACTCGGCGCTCGGCGACGCGATCCATGCGGCGGACGTCCGGAAGGTCGAGATCGGCGGCTGGTTCGGCGTCAAGATCGTCGAGCTCGAGGACACCGGCAAGGGCAATCCCCTGAAGAAGCACGCCGCGAAGTACAAGCCGCCGGTGAAGGACGCCGAGGTCGACCCCTTCGAGGAGTTCGACGGCGGCAGCAAGAGCGAGGCCAAGGCTGACAAGCCGGCGGCCTCGAAGGTCCAGGACACCAAGCCCGTCCAGGACGAGACCGAGTCGGCCACGGCGGCCAACGCTCCGGTCGAGGAGCCCCCGTTCTGAGCGACCTCTGACGCTCAGAACCTTCCAGGAGCCCGTACCCACCACCCCGGGTACGGGCTCCGCCCTTTCGAGAGGAGCATCATGGAGTACAACGACATCCTGGACGAGATCGAGGCCGAGGTGCACCGGTCGACAGATCTGCACGGCGAACAGATGCACCTCCCCCTGGGAACCAGTTTGATCTATGCCGAGGCCGCCCAGCGGGCGAAAGAGTCGACCGAGCTGGCGTCGCGATCCAACACGGTGACCTGGATGCATATCGCAGCCGAGGAGGTCTTCGAGTGCTTCGCCGAGGAAGACCCGGCACTGGTGCGGGCCGAGGCGATCCAGGCGGCCGCGATGTTCGTCCAGATCGTACGGCGCTGTGACCTGGAGCTCCAGAATGCCAGCTCCGAAACCGTGTAAACAGCCAGGATGCGACGGCAAGAAGGACTTGCCGTCGCACTTCTGCTACTGGCACAAGGTCGAGCGGCTACCGATCGACGAGCAGATCGAGTACGCCATGTCGCGGCGCAAGCTCGCGCTGAAGTCTCACGAGGTCCGCGCGACCGTACCCGCTTCCGCCTGGCCGGCCGGACGTCGCTTCTGCTCGGGCTGCCAGTTCATGGTGCCCATCTGGTACACCCAGGGCGCCAAGTGCCGTGCCTGCCAGAGCCACGCGAACTACAGCTCGCACCTGGCCAGCACGTACAAGATCTCGTACGACACCTACCTGGCGATCTACAACTACCAGGAGGGGCGCTGCTACATCTGCCGGAAGCGGCCGCTCAAGAGGCGCCTGGCCGTCGACCACGACCACGAGACCGACATTGTGCGCGGTCTGCTCTGCTCCGGTGAGCGATCCTGCAACCATGACGTCCTGGGCAACATCAAGGACCTGGCTATGGCTCGACGGATCGTGACCTACCTCGAGTCTCCGCCGTACGAGAGGATGCGGGCCGGCCTGCCCATGCCGGTCGAGGTGGCGACTGCGGGGCCGACCACACGCGGGATCGCGAGCACGATCATGCCAGCGGCGATGCAGTCGGCCGAGGTCTCCGCGAAGATGGCTCAGGAAGCCCTGGAGCGCCGGGCGCGCGCGTGCTGGGAGAATCACTACTCCGACCGGGACTTCTGGCGCTTCCCTGAGGGCTACGAGGGGCCACGGGACATCTTCCATGCGGTGCCAGATCGACTCGACCCACAGGTGTGGGAGATCCGCCTGCGCCTGGCCCGCGAGCGAGAGGCTGATATCGCTGCCAAGCGAGCACGCCAGCGCGGCTAGGACAGCGAACGGCCCGGCCTCCGGAGTAGGGGAGGCCGGGCCTTGTTATGCTCGCAGATCGGCTCTCAGAGCTTCCCGCTCTTCGTCATGAGCCAGTAGAGGTCGGTGATCTTCCGACCGAGGATCGTCGTACGGGTGGTCTGCTTGCAGACCCACAGCGCCCCGCATCCACCACAGCGCCACCGCCGACCGGCCGTCTTCTTCACGAGGAAGGTCCGGCAGGTGTGGCCGTCGGTGATCTTGGTCATCAGACGGTGGCCTTGTAGGCGTTCAGGCTGGCCGCCGAGCTGTCCAGGAAGAAGTCGTTGGTGTCGGTCGTCGGGACGTCGCTGTGGAACCAGCAGAGGAACTCGCAGACCGGACCGGTGTCGCCGTCCGCTCGGCCGAGCGACTTCGCCCAGGCGGTGCCGTCGGTGATGAACTTGGCCCGGTTGCTGGCCGTGGTGTCGTTGCAGCCCCACTCCGAGATGCCGAAGCGCTTGCCGTGAGCCTTGGCGAAATCGTAGGCCTGCTGGGCGCCGACGATGTCGGTCGCGTTGAAGGCGTAGTACTTCGCGCCGTTCAGGTTGTAGGGGTCCGGCGCGATGATGTCGACCACGTCGTCGCCCGGGTACCAGGTGGCCAGGTCCGAGTTGGCGCTGGTGTTGGCCGGTACGCCGAGCCAGCCGGTCTCGACCCACGCCATCGACATGCGTCGAGCGCCCTTGAGCCGGCTCACCACGTCAGCGAACGCGCGGAAGCAGGCCTTGAACTTGGCGATGTCCAGCGGCTTGGCCGAGGCCTCGTGCTGCACGGTGAAGACCCACTCGCGGTCCTTGACGTCGTCGGCCGCCGGGAACGAGTTGATCAGGCCTTCGGCCCAGCCGAGCCAGCCAGCGCTGCCCACGGTGTCGACGGACGGCTTGAAGCTGATGACGTGGATGGTCTCCGGGTCGCCGAGCGCCTGCGCCGCCTTGAGCGCGCTGAAGCTCGCCGGCGTCGCCTCGAACGTGCGCCGGGACAGGAGCGGCTTGCCGACCAGGGTCTGCAGGCGCAGCCACTCGCCCGTATCCGAGTGGATACCAGCCGGGTACGTCTGGCCGGGCTTGGCCGTGGCGGCCGCGCCGACCTTGGTCTCCGGCTTCACGTCGGGAAGCTGAGCCTCGAGCTCAGCGATGCGCGCGAGCAGGGAGTCGACCTGGGAGTTCAGGCCAGCGACGCGCGCCTGGAGCTGTTGGTTCTGCGAGACCAGCAGGGCGTTGCTGTCCTGGGTCGTTGCGAGCTGAGCCAGCACAGAATCGCGGGCCTGAACGGCGTTGTCCAGCTCTTCCTGGACGGTGGCCACGGCGTTCTCGACCGTGGTCTTGATGAAGCTCTCGATCGACGCGTCGAGCGCGACGTGGAAATCTCCTGTGTATGCCATCCTCCAAGCGTGACGCAGAACGGCCCGGGACGCAAGGTCCCGGGCCGCTTGAATCGCTCGTTGGGTCAGACAGCCGTAGGGCTGCCCTCCACCGGATTCATCTGCACGCGCTGGATGAACAGACCCGTGAAGGCGGTCACCGCGCCGACCAGCAGCAGAGCCTGGTTGTCGGTGATCGGAGCGCCGAAGCCCACGGCAAGCGTGAGCAGGACCTGGGCAGCCTGGGTGATCGCTGCGAACAGGGTCTCCTTGACCTTGCGGGCCAGGTAGACGCCGAGCAGGGCCTGGACGGCCGCCAGAACGAGAGCGCCGGTCGTGCTGGTCAGGCCGAGCTGGAAGCCGACCAGCACGGCGATGAACGCGCTGACCAGGCCGACGAACGCAGCCGGCTCTTGGTTGAGGCGGGTGAGGAACTTGGACACGGTGGAACTCCTTGTCAGACGATCTTGTAGCCGGACTTGGCCATGACGGCGCCGGTCTTCGGGCCGAAGACGCCGTCCGCCACCAGGCCGTTCGCGCGCTGAACGTGCCGGACGATGTCCGTCAGGATCTGCGCGGCGTACGTGTAGTTGATGGTCACCGGGTTCGGCCGGTTGGCCGCGTGACCAGTGACTGCGCCGACCCAGCCGTTCTCCTGGTCGGTCGTGATCCAGCCCTTGGCGCGAGCCCAGGCGACGAACGCGCGGCAGTCGCCGAACGCCGTGTCGCTGGTCCGCATGGCCGGAGCCTTGTTGCCTTCCTGGCCGCAGCCGTTCCGGATGGACCAGGTGCTGATGGTGACGTCCTTGGCCGGAGTGTCGCCGGCCGGAGGCGGGGTGGCCTTGGTGAGCTTGGCGTAGACCCGAGCCACGGCGGCCGCGCTGCCGACGATCTCGAAGTGCATACCGTCCTTGCGACCGGAGTAGTCCTGGCCCCAGCGGATCACGTTCTTGCCGGTGGCCGGGTCGACGTAGTCCTTCAGGTGGGCGTGGATCTTGGCCATCTCGGCCGACGACCAGGAGTTGGTCGCGGCGAGCTGGTGCTTGGTCGCGTTGTAGTCCGCAGCGGTGCCGGACGCGTGGTTGCTCAGCTCGGTGGTCGAGCCACGGATCGGACGCTCGGCATAGCCCCAGTCATCCTGGACCGACTCGTCGATGTTCTCGACGTTGTGGTCGATGAAGGTGCCGATCCGGCGCAGGAGCCAGCCGGCCGCACCCTTGCGGAGCCGGAGCTTGCGCGACGTACCGGGGATGAGCTGGACGTCGGTCTGCGTGATGTCGTTCGCAGACCAGCCGTTCTGTGAGGTTGCCATAGGATTGTCCTCCGTGATATATGGCGGGCAGGATCAACCTCCAGCGTACTACTTGCTCTTGAGGTCTTCCAGCGTCGCGTACAGCTCGGCCATCTTGCCCATCAGACGCTCGACCTCGGCCTGGGTCTCGGTGATGATCCGATCCTTCTCGGTGATCTGCTTGCGTAGGTCGAGGTTGACGCCGCCCAGACGGTCTACTTCAGCGTGGAGTGCCTCATTTACACGCAGAATGACGGCGTTGGCCGTAGCCGCGTCCGCGACCGCCGACGACATGGCCGTGACGTGCTGGCCTTCCTCGGTGATCTCCGAGGTGCGGCGGTTGTTCAGGAAGGTGACGAGCTGTTGAGTGGCGTACAGGCAGGCCACCAGGATCCCCGTGGCGCCGCCGACTTCCGGGAAGCCAATCTCTAGAGGCATCATTGGGGCACGTCTCCGTTGGCGATGAGTTGGCCGGCGTACCGCTGCGCCTTGTGATGCTTGCGGATGACCAGCATTCGGATGATACAGCCGGTCGCGATCGCGATGTACGGCAGCGCAGAGAAGGAGCCCTTGAGCCCCGCGAAGTAGATCACTGCCCCAATGTAGATACCGCACGAGGCCAGTACGAAGGCCAGGCCGGAGGACTCCATCCGGAATGCTTCGAACCAGCGGCCAGCCAGTGACAGGCCGGACCCAGTGGTCACGCAGGCCGACCAGGCGATGACCAGCCAGACGGGGTAGGTGTGGTCGACGCTCTCGGGAGTCAGGACTCCGGTCAGCAGGTTCGACAGGCCGGTGATGAAAAAGTAGGCGCAGAACGGCACCTGGAACGGAGCGGTCTCGCTCATGGTCCAGAGCTTGCTGGGCTTGCCTCGACGCGTACGCCGGTAAGCGCGGAACGGATTGTAGAGCCGGAAGGATCCACGCTTGCTCATGACAAGGGCCCCGATATCGTAGATGACGTGTTGTCACCCATGGTACCGGGGCCCGTTGCCTACGGCGACTGGATCAGGCTATGGCCGCCCAGGTCACAGACACCGCGACCCCCATCGCCAGTGCAGAGCTGCTCGGTGCGCGGAATTCCACAGTGAATGTCGTGGCGCTTTGAGTCGTTACTCGGCAATACCAGCCAGTGTTGCCCAGCAGGATTGCGGTCGGCGTGACACCGCAGCCGTGCGTGATCGTCAGCAGGCCATCATTGCCGCTGCCGGAAGCGCCCGTCGTACCGTTGCTGCGATTCCATCGGAGCACGCTGGTCGAGTTGCCCAGGGCGCCGACCTGCAGAGTCTTCGGCTTGACGAGGCCGGCGCCGTCGATGACCAGGGTGCCGTCGTCGTTCGTGAACTGCGCCGGGTTCGATGCGGGGAACGAGTTCACCGTAGGCGGATTCGTGCCGGTCGTAGCCAGTGTGGTAATCGTCAGGCTCGCCGGTCCCGTCAGGCCGCCGATCGGCGAGCCCTGAGCCCACATGCTCGTCCAGGGACTGACGGGTGCTGTGGCGTTGCGCTGCGCGTACCACTGGACCTTGTCGGGGTCGTCGGCGCCACCGTTGTCGGGCACGGCCGGCGCGATGAACAGCAGCTTCGAGCGGCGCTTCAGGTTCGTCTGCTTCAGCGGACCCATCTTGGTCTCGTGCGTGCCAGTGCCGGCGGCGTCCGTGTCCTTGAAGGTGACGCCCGACCAGAGGATCGACGAGGTGACCGTCGGGTCCCAGCGCTCGCTGGTGTGCTTGCTGAGCAGGCCATCCCCGCCGAGCGTGTAGAAGTTCGAGCCGTCCCAGAACTGCCCACGGCGGTTCGTGGTCGGCGACTCCCAGGACTCCGCGTCTACCGTGGTCGATGCCCAGCCACCCGAGCCACCAGGCAGCAGCGAGCCGGGACCCGTGCCGGACTGGACGAGCAGGCGGCCGTTGTAGCTGACGCCGCGTTGCGCCACGGCGTACCGCGCGGTGCCGATGTCGAAGCCGGTCGAACTGAACTGGACCGAGCACGGCGACGCAGCGAAACCAGCGTTAGCCTCGTACTGCGTGGACGGCGCGGGCAGGTTCGACCCATCCGGAGCCATCGAGTGATAGTTGATCTTCAGGTGCGACCCGACGGTCTCGGCGATGAAGAAGTCGGTCCCGTTGTTGCCCAGGGCGGGCGTGCCGCCCGAGTTCAGCCGGGTGTAGTGGTTGAAGCCGTTGGGGCCGTTGACGTACCAGTCCGTGCCGGACGGCAGGAACCGGAACATCGTGTAAACGCCCGCCTTGGCGCCCGAGTAGATCTCGGTCGTCGACCAGATCTCCCAGTCCTTGACATCGGAGAAGTAGACGCCCGTGCCGTACCGGTCCTTCGGCGTACCGTCCGCGTTGAAGTACCAGGAGCGCGTGCCGTTCGGGCGGATCTGCTGGAAGACCCACATGCTCTCGGCGGGCTTCCACTCGATGTTGCTGACGGCCGAGGCGTCGAAGTCGAAGGGCCCGCCGAGTCCCCACTGCGGATCGGTGCCCGTCTTCTGGGCGGCGGTCAGACTCGTGGTCGACGGCCGAACCTGATCCCAGACGACGGTGACGGCAGGCGTGGCCGAGGGGCCGACGATCCCGCGCATCAGGGTCATCTTGGAGTTGGCGGTCATCTCGTTCTGGCTGTTCTGGATCGAGATGCCACCGGTGATGGTCGCGCCCCGGATGATGAACTCGCCGTCGAACAGCGCGGTGCTGCCGTCGGTCGGGATGTTCAGGATCATCGATCCGTCGGACTTGTAGCCCTGGATGCCAGCGGCGCCCCACTCCACGCGCTGACCAGTCTCGCCCGACTTGAACGTGCCAGCCACGACGATGGACGCCGAGAAGAGCTCACCAGTCAGCGAGCCGGCCAGGATGTTCTCGGCCGTCACCGAGTCGACAGCGAGGTTGACGCCCGTGACCTGGAATACGGAGCCGATCGCCTGCAGGCTCGGGGCGGCCGCGCCGTCATCATCGAGCGCGACGATCCGGATGTAGTACGCAGTGTCGTACTGCAGGGTGCGCGTGTCGACGTCGCCGGGCGCCGGGTCCGGGCCGGGCAGCGCCTTGATCCAGAACGAGCTCGCCTCCGTCGTGCCGACGAGCGTGGTCGAGTCCGGTGTGAAGCCCAGCGTGGTCGAGATGTGGACCTGGTACCGGACCGGGTCGGCGTTGGTGATCGGAGTCCAGCGGACTGAGATGACCTCGATGCCGGACAGGGCGGTCGGGTCCGGAGAGCTGGCCGGAGCGAAGCCGTCCGTGCTGACCTCGATCGGCCAGGAGTCGCCCTCGATGGGGTTGCTCGCGGGGGACACGACACCGGCCAGCGACCAGCAGACGAGCTTGACGTAGTACGTGCCGTAGGCGAGCGTTACCGAGACCGAGCCACCGGCCGGAGCGGCGATCGTGCCGACCCGGTTGTTGTGGTCGGGCAGGAAGCCTGACGTCGCACCGATGTGGATGTCGACGCGCAGGAAGTCCATCGGAGCCACGGTCGCGTTGGTGAAGGTCCCGTCCCATCCGATGATGAGGCCTTCGGTAGCGTCCGATACGAGCGGATCGGACGGAGTCGGCGGCACCGGGCCCCGGGTCACGCCGGGCGCGTAGGTGCCGTCCCACTGCTGGCCGATGAGCATGGTCTCGCCGAGCGTGTCGTCGTGCGCTCGCAGTGCGCCGTTCTCGATGGACGAGTAGGCGAGCTGGGGCGTGGTCGAGATCGCGAAGACCTTCCGCTCCAGTCCGACGAGCTGGGCGGCGAGCTCATCTACGGAGGTCATCCGTTCATCCGATCTGTGCGAGTCACGGTCAGCGAGACAGAGGCCAGGTTGCTCGGCGTGATAGTCCGGTCAGTAACGCGGACCCACATGCCTACCTCCGTCCAGTCTACCCGACCTTCGAGGTAGAGCTCGTCACCGGCCTGCACGGCGCCGACGGGCGCGTTCGGGTGATCGAACAGGACCAGGCTGGTGATCTCGCGGATGTTCTGAGCCTGCTTGACCTCGAGCGTTGCCCGGGTGTTGGCTGCCGCCGGCGTGGTGATCGACTTGTCGGCGAGCACCTGGACGCGGCGCAGTCCACGGCGGGGGACCGAGGCGCTGCCACGGATCATGGCCGCGCCTTCGCCAGCGCCGAGCGTCAGGAACTCGTTGGCGTACTTCTTGCCGTGCTCAGGGATGTCGGGGATCTTGACGTTCTCGCCGATCACGAAGCGGTGATCCGTCAGGATCCTGCCAATCTTCGGGTAGCCGAAGTCGAGGAAGTGGCGGATGTGGCTTCCATCGTTCGTGTAAACGTGACGCTCGCGCCAATCGAACGGCGTGTCCTGGACCAGCTTGTCCATCTCCGCGCCCAGGTCGGGGGTCTGGTACCAGGCCAGGCGATACGGGCCGGACTCGTAGGTCAGCGGGCCAGAGACCGTATCGAACTGGCCCTGCTGGAGCGCAGTGCCGATCTTCTTGCCGGACAGAGTTACCGCGTCGACCTCCATGGCGAGATTCCCGCCCGGCTGCGACTGCAGATGCGTCCAAATCTGGCGGAAGGCATCGATAGCGTCGATCTGGATCCAGAAATTCGATGCGGTGTACGGCATGCCGTAGGCGTAGCCGGCGAAGCCGCCGCCCTCGAGCTTGTACGACGGACCATTGAAGCTCGGCTCATCAAGGATGATGCCGCAGCGAATGTCGGCGTCCTCGATCGCGTAGATCGCCGTGGACCAATCGCCCGACATCAGGGGCTGCCCATCATCGCCGACCAGGCGAGCGACCTCCGGGGAGATCGTCGCCGTCATCGTGTCCGGTCCGGACAGCGTCTGCGTGATGGATACGTTCTGCAGCGGCAGGTCGCTCGCGATGAGCTCAGCGCCACCAGCACCATCGAGACGCTCGGCCTCGTAGTGCCACATCAGACCGCTTCCTCCACGAAGCGCAGGTGGATCATGCAGTTGGTCCAGGAGTCGGTGGTCAGGTCGCCCTGGCTGGCCGCGTCTTCCGGCGTCGCCGACATCTGGAAGTCTTGCGTGGTGCCCCGGAAGCCGGACGGGATGTTGATCTTGCCGCCGATGCTCACGCCCTGACGGCCGATGGACGCGTTGTTGTACTTGCTCGACGCGCACCAGGCGCCGATGGCCTGCGAGCCGATCCGGAAGCGGGCCTTCGTAGTGTCGGCCGTCGAATCGTAGAAGCCGTTGATCCAGCCGTCGATGTAGCAGACGGTCGCCCAGGCAGGAATGTCGACCGCGTGGTTCGACGCGTCCGGCCAGTACTCGTAGGTCAGCGGCGTGGTCACGGTCAGCACGTCGGACGCGCCAGTGTCGGCCGTCCACTGGACATCCTGCGAGCGCTGCTGCGACAGATAGCGGAGATCCTTGATCACCGAGGTGTCGTACGTCGTGCTGCCAGCAGGCAGGTCCAGGCGAGCCAGCGCGAGGCCAGGATAGTTCAGGCCGAGCTGTTCGAACCGGGTGATCGTCGACGCCACGTTCGGGATGATCCAGCTACGAACGTACTGGAAGTCGTTGGCGTGGCCAGCCGGCGGATCGGTCGCGAGCATCCAGGGATGCCCGGTGGCGGAGTACTGCGGGTCGCCCACGGTAGCGACGACGAGGTGACTGCGCACGGCCGGGTTGCTAGGCGGCATGCGCGTCGAGTCGACGGTCTCGATAGTCGGGTTGCTGACCACGTACGCCTGATTGACCGGAGTCGTGTAGCGGTTCAGGATGGTCGCGCCGCCGACAGAGATCCGTACGCCGTTGCCGGGCGAGGACAGGGGGATGACCTTCAGGTCACCTACGCCCACAACGCCGTCAGCTCCGCCCGTGGCTGCGTACTGCGCGCGCCGAGCGAGCTCGCTCTTGGTCAGGACGCCGTCGATCAGCCATCCCGTATTGTCAAAGCCCACGACGTGCCTCCAGATTAGTTAGTCGGGTACAGCATACCAGCGGATCGGTCACATGCCTTCGAATGCGTCGCGCCAGGCGAAAGTGCAGATTGCCGTACCTTCGGCCGAGTTGCCGCCGAAGATGACTTCGTGGCCGCCCGGATCGATGGTCATGTCGTACATGTACTGCCGGCGACCCATCGCTCCGGGCACATTCGCGCCGCTCAGGGTGAGTGTCTGCTTCCACGGCCGGGTGTCGACGACGAAGGGCTGACCCGACGGGACCGTGACGTTGAACGTCCACTTCCGCCCTGCCCACTGGACCCACGGGTTCGTGATCGGGCCGATGATCGTGATCTCCGGATACGCGGGGGCGTTACCGCCGACGACAATCCCACCCTCGCGCTGACCATCAGGCAGTGGGGCCACGGGGAAGGTAGCTGGGAAGACCAGGCCGCCGCTGGACTCGACCACGAAGTTGATGGCGGTCGACTGCAGAGTGTCCGCGAAGGTCAGCGCAGTCGACGCCTTGAAGTCGCAGGTGATCGGCACATAGCCGCTCAGGATCTGGTTGTCCGGCGGCGCGGCGAAGCGCTGGGTGCGGCCGTAGATGCGTCGAGTCTCGCCTTCGAGGCAGTACCGGACGATCATCTGCTTGCCGACGACCTTCTTGGTCGCGCGGCCGCGCCAGGCGAGCCGGAACGCGCGGAGCGTCTCGAGCGCATCGGCGACCGAGTGGCGGTTGACGTGCAGGTCCCAGGCCCAGGTGTCGCCGAGGAACTTGTCGACGCCGAACATCGTCGTGCCGTCGGTCTCGTTGTCCGTGTCCTGCGTGGAGACGTTGCCGGCGCCCGGGTCGAAGCCGCCGTTGGTGAGCGAGACGTCCAGGCCGATGCCGAAGCCGATGCCGTCGAGAGCATCCTCGGCAGGCAGCAGCTCGAACTGAAAATCGGCCAGGTCGATCATCCGTTGCTCCCCGCGTAAGCGCCGCCACGGCGAATGCGCCGTGCAGCAAAGAGTACCTCATCGGCCACGTCAGTAGCGCTGGTGTTGCTGCCGTTCATGTTGATGTCGATGTCGATTCCCGCGCCAGCAGCGTTGCCCTTCATGCCCTCGAACTGCTTCGAGGTGAAGACCGGTTCGGGCTTGCCCGTGAGGTTGACGACCTGAGTGACGCCCGGGGGCAGGTAGCCACCGTTGTCGTACATCATGGTGCCGTTGTCGGGCACCGTGCCGCCGTCGCTGTACCAGCCGTGCTGGTTGCGGAAGTCGAGAGCGCCCTCCGGGCTGCCGTAGCGGTCCTTGATGTACTGCAGACCGTAGGTGGCCTGCAGCTTGGGATCGTTGGTCTTCTTGCCGTACGGGCTCCAGGTGCCGTCCAGGAACTGGAACAGTCCGTACGCCGAGCTGCTCGGGTTCTGCGCGTCCGGGTTCCAGCTGGACTCCTGGCTCACGATCTTGTCGATCGCGTTCCACTGGCCGCCGGTCCATCCGAACATGCTCTGGGCCAGGCCCTTGACCATGTCCTTGACGTCCCCGCCGCCCGAGTCGCCGCCGAGGCCAGGGATGATGCCCTGGATCATGTTGGCCATGCCCTGGATGATCGACTCGGGGATCGCCTTCAGCATCTGGGTGAAGCTGTTGTCGCCCCACTCGCTGGTCAGCTTGTCGAGCTGGCCGGTGATCTTGCCCTTCAGCCAGTCGACCGGGTTGCTGATGGCGTCGGTGACCCAGTCGAGCAGGCCCGTGGCGCCGCCGAGCAGCTTGCCCAGCAGGCCCTTGTCCTTCTTGACGTTCGGGCCGTCATCCTTGCCGCCCAGGCCGTTGCCACCGTTCAGGTAGTCGCGGACCTGCGCCTGCGCCGACGCGCTCTCGGTCGGGTCGCCGATAGCTACACCGTGGATGTGGTGCGGCCAGGGGCCCTGCGACGGCAGGCGGTGCCAGGCGGCCGCGCCCGCAGCACGCAGAGCAGCTACGAGCTGGTTGCCCATGATGCCGCCCGGCCAGTGGAGGTCGAAGACGCCGCCGCCGGCGTGAGTTGAACCGGACGCCGCCACAGCGGTCGAGTAGGAGCCCTGGGTGATCTGGACCATCTGGCCTGACAGCGCTTCGGCCGCCTGGAGGATCTTGATGGTGTAGTAGTCCAGCGACTTGCCGCGCCACGTCGTACGGTCGAAGATGCCGACGCCGGAGCCACCCTGGACCTCGCCGCCGTTCTTGAAGCCGCCCAGGAAGCGAGCAACGCCGGACGTGCCGTACAGCTTGGCTCGCTTGTTGATCTCGTCGACCCATGGGCCGCCCAGGACGCGCGACGCCTCGGGCCGCAGTACCGCTTCGCCGCCACCGACCGCGATCAGCTGGTTGTCGCGGCCCGGCATGTAGCCGAAGCGGGTGCCATAACTGGAGTCGGGCACGCGGGACGTACCGTTGGCGAAGCCCGGCGGCGGCCACGGGATGGGGTCGACGTTCTTGACGCCCGGGAAGTGGCCGGCCAGCGAGTTGAACCCAGCGATCAGGCCCTTGTTGATGACCGTGCCCACCAGGAAGTCGATCGGCTTCTTCGAGATGTCGACCAGGCCGTCCCAGATGCCCTTGATGAGACCGACAGCTGAGGTGAAGGCGCCGACCAGGCCACCGCCGTTAGCCTTGCCGCTGGTGTCGATGCCGAGCTTATCAGCGATAGCCGAGAAGACCGGGCCGAGCGTGTGATCCCAGATCCACTTGATACCGTCGAAGAGGCCCTTGAAGGCGGTCCCGATGGCGCTCAGAGCGGGCTGGACGAAGATGATCCACAGGTCCTGGATCACCGTGCCGAGAGCCTTCAGGATCGGCGCCAGGACGTGATTCCAGAGCCAGGCGATATCGCCGAAGACGTCAGCGAACAGGCTACCGAGCGCGTGAACGATCGGGCTGAAGATCTTCTCCCAGGCCCACTTCAGTGCGCTGGCAACAGCAAGGATCGCGACGGCCAGGGCGTTGACCGCAAACTTCGTGTACTTGATCTGCTCCTCGATCAGCCAGCGGATCGCCGGCCAGATCGCGTCGATGATCTGCTTGACCTTGTCATTGGTGTTGTAGAAATAGACCAGCGCCGCGATCAGGGCGACAACCGCGACTACAACCAGGCCGATCGTCGAGCCAGCTACGATCGCGATGATGCTGATGATGCCGGACAGCGCCTGGAAGGCGACGACCAGGCCGAGCACTGCGGCGATGATCCCGCCGAGGACCTTGGGGTCCATGTTGGCGATGAAGTTGAGGAACGAGGTGAGTGCCCGCAGGATGTCGTCGGCGAACGGTGCGACAGCCTTGACGATCGCGATGAACGCCAGCGCCAGCGCCTTCAGGAAGTCCTTGACGTCCGGAGCGACCGACTTCACGTAGGCCAGGAAGTCGGTGATCGCCTTGTGGCCCTCGGGGCTCTTGGACCACGCGAGCACGGCGTCCGACCACTTGACGATGCTGCCAGAGATGTCCAGGGCGAGCGGCGCCAGGCCGACGGCCAGGTTGGCGAAGACCTCCAGCCAGTCCAGGAACGCCTTGCCGAAGTCCTTGGTGATGATCGGGGCGATCGCGGCGATCGTGCCAAAGAAGGTCTGCCAGTCCTTGTTGGTGAAGACCTGCGCCGCAAACTTGGCGCCGTCGCCGAACAGCTTGGCCATGGTGCCGACGAAGGTCTTCAGCTCCGGGCCGTACGTCGTGAGCAGGAGCTTGAGTGCGTCGGTGAGGCCCGGCAGGAAGCCCTCCTGAGCGATGGCCTGGATGTCGCGGAAGTCGTCGCGCATGCTGTGGATGAAGAGCGCGAACGCCTGGCCGGCCGGGCTGAGCTTGCCCATCGCCTCGGCGACCTGCTGAGCCGAGGCGCGGCTCTCAGTCAGTGCGGTGGTGTAGTCCTCTTGGGCCTGGACCAGGTTGCGCTGCGCATCGGCGATCGACTGCTGGCCATCGGCCACGGCGCGGTCGAGCGTCCGGCGGGCGTCGGAGATAGATTCCTGACCGTCGGCATACGTGCGGTTCTGGGCCGTGATCGCATCCTGGACGGACTGCGCGCTGTCCAGGCGCTGCTGAGTGAGGTCCTTGTCGGCCTGCTTCAGATCCTTCTGGGCCTGAAGTTGGTTCTCGAGCGCGGTGGTCAGCTTGTCTTGGGCCGTCTTGACCTTGTCGGACCCGTTTACACCCTTCTTCTGCTCGTCGGCGAGCTTCTTCTGCTCCTTGCGGATGTCCTCCAGGCGCAGTTGCGCGCTCTTGAGGTTGATGTCCGCCTGGTCCTTCTCGAGGTTCGTCGAACCGGGGTCAGCCTGCGTCGCGTTGTTCTGGACGGTCGCGTTGAACAGGTCGATTACAGCCTGGCGCTCGTCCAGGTTGTTCCGGCGCTGCTGCGCGGCGAGGTCTTCCAGGTCCTGCTTCGCTTCGACGCGGGCCTGGTTCAGGTCCAGTTGGGCCTGCGTCGCGTCCTTGGTGGCGTTGGTCGCGTTCTTCTCGGCGTCCTGCTGCCGCTTGATCGCAGACTCGATGTCCTCGGCCGCCTGGCGACGCGCGTCCGCCGTACGGCGAGCAGCGTCCTGGTTGGCCTTGGCCGTGTCGGCGATCGTGCGGCTCAGCTGACGCTCGGCGTCGCCCTGGCTCTCGGCGGCGTTCTCGCGAGCCCGAACCAGACTGCGCTGTGCGTCAGCGACCTGCCGGGCGGCGTTGCCTACCGTCTTCGCGCGCTGCTGCTCTTCCTTCGCCGCGTTGTCCTGCTGATCGTTCAGCGCCTTGATGGCGTCGCCGACTCCCCTGAAGGCGAGGAACAGCACACCGAGACCTGCAGCGCCGGCAAGTGCGGCGACGCCCAGGCCGGCGATGCCAGCTCCGGCAACGCTGAGGATCGGGATAAGGGCAGCGCCGGCCGCAGCTACAGCCAGGACGGCGAAGCTGAAGAAGCGGAACGAGTTCGCGACGTCGCGGCCGTCCAGTCCGACCTTCTTCAGCAGCCGGTCGAACAGGGAGAGCTTGGTCGTCGCATCCTTGGTGTCGACCTTCGGCTTGATGTTCGGCTCGAGGCCGTTCAGCTTCCGGGCGTAGGAGTCGACGGCCTTCAGTTCGACAAGCGCCTCGGTAGCGTCCGCGTGGACCTGGACGTTCGTGGTGGTCGCGGCGATGTGCGCGAGCTCGCGCTCGATCTTCTGGAGCTCGGCCATGGCGACGCCAGCATCGATGTCGATGCCGATCTGCTTCGTGCCGAGCGTGGCGAGCCGGGCGCGGATCTGGCTGACCTCGCGGTCCACACTGTCGCCCAGCGACGAGGCCGCCCGGGATAGGCGGTCCTTGATCATCTTCTCCAGCGTGCCCAACTTGCGCTCGATCTTGTCGAGCTGGAAGTCCGGAACGACGTCGATCTTTGGCTTGAGCGCCTCGACCTCCCGGACGAACGAGCGCCAGGTGGCCAGGCCCTTCTTGGTGTCGAACTGCACGTCGATGTCGACGTCCTTGCCCATGGACTCCAGGGCCGCCTCGACCTTGGCCGCCTCGGCCAGGAGGCCGCGCACGTCCATGCCCGGCTTGATCTCGGTCTCGGACAGAGACTTCAGCGCTGCCTTGATCTTGTCGAGCTCGGCCAGCGTCTTGGTCGACGCGGTGTTCAGCTCGATGGGCTTGATCTCACGCTGCATGCTGGCCAGCGACTTCTCCAGCCGCGTCCGGAACGCGCCCGCGTACTTCTCGGCCGACTTGTCGCCGGCCTCCTCGGCACCCTTGCCAGTCTCCTCGCCGAGGATCTTGGAGATCTTGGCTGAGGCCTTCTTGGCGCCGGACTCGGCGCCGCGCTCCAGGCTCTCGTCGAGCGAGTCGGCCAGCGCCTTGGCCATCTTCTTGTTCTCGTCCTGGAAGCCCAGGTACGACGGAACGACCTGGAGAATAATCGTGCCAGCGGTATACGGCACTTCATCCTCCAGGTCGTGAGCGGGCGTCGCTCTAGTCTATCAGGTGCGCTTTTCCGTACCGTCCGGGTTGTACTTGTGCGGGAGCATCTTCGCCCGAAGCATGTGATGCACCTTCATCTTGCGCTTGTAGACTGCCTTCTCCTTGGCCTCGGCGATCAGGCTGTCCGGACGAGGAGTCGGAACGAACTTCCCAGGCTTCCCTCCGTTTACACCGATGAGAGTCATGCGGAGTATCTGAAGTTCGTCCTTGATGTCCGAGAGTGTAGCGACCTCCGGCGACCAGGTCTGCCAGCCGGGACCGCTCTTCTCGGTCTCGTTGCCAGGGTTCGCTGCCAGCCAGTCCGCCACGGCTTCCGCGTGGACTGGGTCGTGCATCATCGCGTTGTAGTAGTGGCTGTTCTGAGGCAGGTGATCGATCAGGTTCAGCAGGTCGCCCCACTCCCTCGCCCGCCACATCTCCCCGACGTCCTTGCCGGGATAGTGGCGGGCGAAGTCAGCCTCGATGTCAGATCGGTAGGACCCGATCAGATGACAGAGCCGGCGCCTTTTCCCAGTTCCGGGAGCTTGAAGTGGGCGGCGTACTTGTCCATCAGCCGGTGAAGGCCTTCGATCGGCAGCGGGTGCGTGCGGATCCAGGCCCGGTCGTCGTCGGACTGGGTGACGTGCTTGAGCAGCTCGATCGGCTGCTCCATCGCGGCCAGGATCTTCCAGTCGACCAGGTTCGGGTCACCGAGCTCGATGACCCGGCCGGCGAGCTTGAAGCGGAACGGCTCGTGCGAATCGTACTCGAGCTCGTCGAGGTCGATCGCGATCTTTTCGTCAAGCGGGCGTGCAGCCATGATGGGCGGGCCTTTCCGGGTCAGCTGTTACGGGAGTTGGAGCTGGCAGCCTTCTTGGCCGCTGCTTCTGCCTCGGCCTTTTTGGCGGCCTCGGCGGTCTCGTCGGCGACCTTCTGGGCCGCCTTGGTCTCGGACTGCTTGTAGCCGCGCGCGATGAGGTTTACCTCGTCGGCCGGGGTGTTCGCAACGCGGTTCGGCTTGGTGGGGTTGACGTGGTTGAAGAATTTCGGGAATTCGCTCATAGGCATCAGACTACACCATGCCCAGACATGGAGGAACCCCACGACCAGCCCGCCCAGGGAGTCGTGGGGTTCCACTCGGAAAGCCCGACCGAAGTCAGACCAGCCGGATCAGCTCCAGCCCATCTCGGCGAGCATGGCGTTCCAGCCAGCGCCGCCGAAGTACCACTTCTCGGAGAAGCCGAGCGTGTCGTCGACCTCACCCGTGAAGGTGAACGGGTAGGAGATCGGGTCGTCGCCACCGCCGAAGGCCTGCTCGCCCTGGTTGGACTTCTTCGCGCGCGGCAGGAAGCGGCCGATGTAGATCTCGCCAGCATCGGCCAGGTCCACCGCGAGGGAGAACAGGCGGTAGTAGGAGCCAGCCGGCCGGGTCGGCTTCGCGAACGCGACCTCACCCGTGTCCACGTTGGGAGTCAGGGAGGCCACGTCGACACCCGAGAGGATGCCGATCGTGAGCGCCTTGGTCTCCTGCGCGGTAACGGTCAGGGTCGTGGTGTCGGAGACGATGTCGGTCCGGGTCGGGGTTACCGAACCCCAGGACTGGACATCACTCGTGGTGACGTCGGACGCGAACGAGACGCCGTCAGTGCTCAGCAGGCCCAGGTCGTCCCAGCCGGTCGGGAGCGCCACCAGGTCGATGACCTCGTTCGGCGCGGTGCCGGTCTTGGCCGTCAGGTTGGTGAACACGGCCGTGGGGTCGCCGGTCGGGTCCGCGAACGGAGCCACGAACACGGAGCCGTCCAGTGCCTTGCGGATCAGCTCGCGCTGCTTGTTCTTCAGAGTGTCGTACGAAGGCACTTTGGCCACCTTCCGTTTCGGGTTATCGCCGGAGCGAGAACTGGTAAGTCGCTGCTAGCCGTCGATAGGAGGAGTCGGGGTACGGCACCTCACTGAACGACCGGGTCTCGTCGACCGAGTCCAGCACAGCGACGCCGGTCGGTGTCGCTATGCTATGAGGATATCCGAGGAAGAGCATGCTGATCGACTCAGATAGCGCTTCTGCCTGGGCGTACGTCGGAGCGATGACATCGACGTCCACCAGCGGGTAGTCGTTGAGTCGCGTTCGGCCGGGCGCCGGGAGCCGCTCGAGCCGCACGAAGTGTCCGTCTTCATCATCCGGGAACACTAGGCCGACGTGATCTTCGTCTGGCAGCTCGGACGGAAACTGCGAACGGAGGAGGACCGACAGGACGTCGGCGATGTTCTTGTAGGGCGGCAGTACGTTGCTCATCACTTGCCTCCCAGGGGTACGTGGTACTTGGCGCCAGCCTTGCCTAGCCAGCGGCGCGGCTTGTTCTTGCGGCCGCCAAACTCTTCGGGAGCGGCCGCCGCGTTGCTGGAGTAGACCTCGGCTCCGACACGCGGAGCCTCGCCCAGTACGACGGGTGCCGACTGGGCGTTGACGTGATAGTCGTCGGCCAGGTGGGTGCCCTTGGTGTCGCTCGAACGCGTGACGGTGGCAGCCAGCTGGGCGACGATCGCCTGAGCGACCTCGACGCAGGGCTTGCGAGCCTGCTCCGACAGCATGAACTTCTGCATCTCGGGCAGGTTCTTCTTGTAGATCCCCTTGACCGGCATCAGGATCCCGCACCCTTCAGCACCAGGAGCGTGTGATACTCGCCGCCCAGCGGGTAGGGGCCGGGGACGCCGTCGATGTCGTACTTCTTGCCCTCGAAGGTGACGCGGTCACGCGCGGTCGGGATCGGCTTGCCGGGCGACAGGTAGACGTTCCAGCCGGCGACGATGATGCCGCCGCGCTCCAGTTCATCCGTACTGCGCGGCCAGACGATGACCGACTTGATCGGATACGCCGTACCGTACGTCGGATCGCCGTGAGGGTCGTTCTTCACCCACGGCTCGACGCTGATCTCCTGAGTACCCTCCATAGGATCAGGCTACCCCGGCCAGGGCGACGCTAGCCATCGTGACACCAGCAGAGCTCGTGCTCGCGGTGGCCGTCGCGGTCCCGGCCTGGCCCGCCGAGGCGAATGCCTTGCTGAACATCGCGCAGGAGCACGCGCCAGACCCTGTCCCGAAGGCCTGGGTCCGCAGAGTGTGATCGGTCGTCACCCCGCCGGTCCAGGAGATGTTGGTCGAGCTCTTCTCCATGAACATCCGGACGACGACGTCGTTTACACCAACGGCGACATCCGGAGCGACGTGGCTGGCCTGGTTGACTGACTCGCTGGCGTGCGCCTGATTCAGCAGCGCCGCGTTACTCCAGACGCCCAGCATCGCGCTGAACTTGCTGGCGATGGCCGAGCCCGTGAACTTCGGCGCGACATCACCAGCCTGAAGGATCCGGTAGCCGAACCAGTGCGCCGAGCTGGAGAGCACAGCAGGCAAAGTCGGCGAACCGGGCAGGGCCGTCCAGCCCGTCGGCGGGGTGAAGGTGCCGGTCGAGACGTTGATGACTGCAGCGAAGAGTGCCAGGTGACCAGCCGCCCAGCCTGCGGGCATGCTCGTCGTCGCATCTGTGGGCACGCCAGCGCCGCCGGCTGCCGACTGAGAGGTCGCAGCGACAAACACGGGCGGGCCCGGCTCGGCCCCGCCGCCGGCGCCGATGATCTTGTGGTTCGCGCCATCCCAGCGGACGAGCTGGCCGCCGATCTTGTGGTTCGCTCCATCCCAGCGGACGAGCTGGCCGCCCTGCTTGTTGACCGCGCCGTCGAAACGGATCAGCCCCCCGGTCACGGAAGGGTCGTTTCGCCAGTCGTCAGCCACCAGAACGCGCCAGCAGCCCAGCCGACCGTACTCGGGGCCGACGCGTAGGAGCCCTTGAAGTCCATCAGATTGGCGCCGGTAACTCGACCAGTTACCACCAGCGTGCCCGCGACAGTGGCGTTGCCGCCGACGGTCAGGTTGGCCAGTGTCGTGATCGAGCCGTCCGAACCGACAGCGAAGAGCGCCGTACGGGTGCCCTCGCGATGGTCAGTGACCTCCATCATGTTGCCGGTGTGGCCGGCGTCCGCGATCAGGTCCTTGACGAACAGGCGCCACGGTACGGTGTTGGTCTTGCCAGGCATGCCACGCCACTCGCCGAACTCGTTGTACCAGCCGACCAGCTTCGGGGAGCCACCGTTCGGAGTCCACCAGAGCTCGAAGACATTGGCCCAGGTCGAGTCGTCCGTGGCGTCGCCGACGCGGACGATCTTCATCTGGAACTGGGTCGGCGATACGTTGACCGAGTTGGCGACCTGGTTCAGCTTGGCGGCCAGGCCGGAGGCCAGCGCGGACGCGTCGGCCTTCAGGGCCAGTGCCGTGTTCACCGCGCTGGTGTCAGCCTTGGTGCCCATGGCCGTGGTGATCGCGTCGACCGCCGTCTGGCTGGCCTTGGCCGCGATGGCCGTGTTGGTCGCCGAGACGAACGCGTCGTACGTCGCCGTCGATACCTTGCCGGCAAGCCCGGAGGTTAGAGCGGATGCGTCAGCCTTGGCGGCCAGGGCGGCGTTTACAGCACTGGTGTCCGCCTTGGTGCCCAGCTGGGAGTTGACCGTGGTCGTGCTGGCCAGGCCAGCGACCGCCGTGTCGATGTCCGACTGCTCGGCCTTGAAAGCCATGTCGGTCTGGATCGTGGCGAGGGAGTCCTGCACGGCGGCCAGGTCGGTCTGTAGCTGCGTGATAACTTCAGGGTCGCCGCCGCCCACGATCGCAGCGATCTGCGTCTCGAGATCCGTCTTCAGAGCCTGCAGCTCTTCGGCGACGATCGAGTCGACGTCCATTGCAAAGCCCTGAGTCATCAGGATACCTCCGGGTTCAGCGCGTCGGTCTCCCAGGAGTTGCCGTACGGGATCAGCCAGTCCGAACCGGAGCTGTCCGGCAGGGCGATCTGGTCGATCTTCGGCTCCTCGCCGCGCGTGGTCGTGATGGTCCACAGGCCGCCGAAGCTGTCTCCGGCCTCCTGTCGCATTTGCTCGAGCTCGGACGCCTCGGCCTCGGTGAGCTGCATCGCAGCCGCCATCTCGGCCAGCATCGTCTCGGAGATCGGGCCGACGCCCTGCGCAACGATCGATCGCCAGTTGGTATAGGTCCGAGCGGCAACGAGTAGCGAGATCGTGCGGGCGCGAGCAGGAACGAGAGTGGCGTCCGTCGTCCAGGTAGCAGGAATTCCCGCAGCCGAGATGACCAGTTCGTCGGCCTTCTCCATGATGAACTGGGCGCGCGGGTCCGCCTCGACCTCGGCCGGATCCTTATCCGTCCAGAGAGCGAGGTGCGCCAGAGTTTCCAGAGTGTCAGCCATAAGGTCAGGGTACTAGAAAGGCCCCTCCTCCAGCGAGGAGGAGGGGCCGATCAGCTGATCAGTTAGATCAGGGGGTCAGGACCGAGCCGGTGCCCGAGAAGGTGAACTTCACCATCCGAACATTCTTCCGGGTGCCCACCGGGTTCACAGTCACGCCGGTCGGGTACTCGTCGTCGTCCAGGTCCCCGTCCTCGTAGATCCACTTGCCGTCGGCGGTGCGCTCGTCCCGGACGTCGTTCAGGCCCAGGTAGCTCGACACGACTGAACGGTCCCGAAGGTAGTTCGAGTCGTAGTCGTAGATGAGTCGCATCGCGTACCCGTTCGAGCTGAGCTGCGCACCGGCCGTCGCGCCCGCCGGGATCACCGGGGACAGGTTGGCCAGGAGCAGAGCGCTCGGAGAGAGGTAGTACGCCTCGCTCGGGTTCAGGCCGTTGTGCTCGATCACCACGGAGCCGGCAAGCCGACCGATGATCGCGTCACGCAGGGCCGGAGTGCCGGTCTCGCCAGTGGAGTTGTACTGGCTCAGTCGGTCGGACGCCAGGAACGCGGCGGCGACGTCGGAGCCCACCAGGAAGACCCGGCCAGCGGTCGGGGCGACCTTCTTGGAGTCCATCAGGCGCTTGGCCTCGATGGCGAGCAGGTGCGGGTCGGCGTCGTCGAGGCTGGCCGCGATCACCAGGTCCGAGTGGACGGCTGCGGACCGGAGACCGGCCACGACCTTCGCCTCGTAGTCGGCCGCGACGGCTTCGGTCTGCGGGCCGACTACCTCGTTGGCCAGCGAGATCTCGTCCATCGTGAGGTGCTCGTCCGTCAGCGCGGTGGCCGAGTAGACGTGCTTGTTGAGCTTGACGGGCATCGAGGCGAGGCCTTCGATGTCGTCCAGCACGATCGGGTTGTTGCGGGTGCGCCACTCGTAGTCACGGGCGACGGCTCGCAGGCCCGGAATGCGCATGTTGACGGTGTCGCCCTTGGCGCCCTTGAAGGCCTCGCCAGACATACGGGTGACGACGTACGGCGCAACCAGCTGACGCTGCAGCAGGGGCAGCGCATACTGGACGACCTTGCGCGGCTTGGCCTTGAGAACGGCCACGGTGACCTCCTATGGTCGAGAGTTCCGCTGCGGTCTCCGTGGCCGGTGACCTGCGGTGTTCGTCAGAAAAGCGGGTTCGTGGAGCTGTACTGTGCGAGGAAGGCCTCCACGTCGACCTTTTCGCTGCCGCCACCCTGGGGGGTGCCGTTGTTCAGAACTGTCGGCTTCGTCCCGAGGGGGTTGCCCTCGTTCTCCTCGCCGTCCGTCGCGTCGGTCTTCTTCTTCGCCAGCCCTCGCTCGACCAGCGTGTCCGCCATCGCCTCGATCTCTTCAGCCGTCTCCAGCTTCGCGAAGAATCCCAGGTCAGCCTGCGGGTCGAGACCCTTGGCCGAGATGACAGTCAGCTTCGTCGCGTTCAGGTCGGAAGTCTTGACCTTCTCGCCCATGTCCTGCACGAGCTTCATCAGCTGTGCAATCTGCTCGTTCTCCTTCGTGGCACCCTCGGCCGACTTATCCCCTTCGGGCTTCGCCTTTCCGAGCTCCGTCACCTTGGTCTCCAGTTCGGTTACCTTGGTGGCGTTGGTGTCGCGAGCGATCTGAGCCTTCTCCTTGTCCGAGAGGATGTTCCAGAGATGCTTCTTCAGCTTCGCCGGATCGAGCACCTGCTCGTCGGCAGCGACCGGGTTTCCGGTAGTGTCGACTTCCCAGGGAGCCTTGTAGTCCTCGAACTTGGGGAGTGCCATGGTGTCCTCCTACGGACGTCGAAGGGGACCACCTGCGGTCACCCGTTGCACTCAGGATATGTGGGCAGCTGGAGGCCTTGCCACTCGTTCGAGGAAGTCGTGTCTCAGCGCTTGGAACGGGTCTTGTATTTCCGGCCCTCGTATGCAGCGCGGAACTTGCGGACCTTCTCCTCGCCGAAGACGTCGCCCGTGTTGTCGGCCCAGATCTTCTCCCACTCGGCCGAGTGGTCGGGGAGCGCCGACTTGTTCGAGAAGGACGGCTCCATCGTGCACTGGCAGGAGTCGTGGACCTTCGCCTTGCCAGCCCCGTCGAACAGCTTGTTCGAGTCGTCGAAGGCGTGCTTACCGTAGTCGAAGCCCCGGCTGGCGAGCATGGCGCAGAAGTAGCAGGGGTTCGCCTGCGTCACCCGGGCCCAGCCCAGGGCGAAACGGTCCTCGGTGGCAGCGGTATGCATCGTCTCGCGGCCGCCGTCCAGCACCAGGCGGACGGCAGCTGCCGAGGAGGTCTTGGCCGCTGAGCGGAACGCGTCGTCAGTCAGCGCCTTCTCGACGCGCGGGTCCAGGTCATCCAGCTCCTTGATCCGGGCGATCCGCTTCTGGTACGCGATCGGCCCGGTCACGCGCAGGGACGTCTCCACCCGCTCGACCAGGAGCTCGGGCGTCGCCGGGATGGTGAAGCGCGGGACCTCCGGGATCTCGAGTTGGCGGAACGCGGTGTAGTAGACCCGCGTGGTGCTGGCCGACTTGTTGCGCGTGGAGAAGATCGCCGTGATCAGCTTCTCCATCCAGGTCGTGGTCGTCTCTTCCAGATTGTCGGTCTTCACCGTACGGAGCCAGAGAGCCAGCGCGAGCGCGGCAATCTGCGCACCGTGCCGGGCCTGGGCGACACGGTGCGCCTGGGTCAGCGTGGCGCCGGCCTTCGTTGTACTCACTGCTTGCCCGACTTCCCGGTGGTCTTCTTGTCGTTGGCCGAGCCGCCCGTCTGGACCGCCGGGACCGCGTCAGCCATCTTCTTGGCGCCCTCGGCGGCCTGGTCAGCCTGCATCGACGCCAGTACTGCATCGATCAGGTCGCCGGACTCGATCAGAGCCTTGGCCCGCTCGGTCTTCTGCTGCGACCAGTTCGGCAGTTCCTCCCACAGCATCTCGACCGGGATCTTCAGGCCGGTCGCGGCCAGGGCCAGGGCGTTCACGGTCTGCACCAGTGAGCGCGACTCGGTATCGAGCCACTGGATCTCCATATCGAAGGCCTGGGCCTCCTCCGCGTTGCCGTTCGCCCAGGCGGTCAGGCGCAGCATCTTCTCGTGAGCCTCGCCGCAGATCGTCCGGAAGTCGTTGGCCTTTCGGAGCAGGCCAGCCTCGGCGGCGGCCAGGGCCTCCGCCTGCAGGTTCGACGAAACGCCGAGCAGGTGGTGGGGCGGAGTCTGGGTGATGGCCGCGAGCGAGCGCAGATCGGAGTCGCTGGCGTCCAGGAACTGCTTCAGGTCGGAGGCGTCGAGCGTGCCGAACTTCGTGTCGGCGTCCTCGGCGATGAGCAGGTCCTCGATCCGGAGCCGCATCTTCTCGGCCTGAGCGTCGGAGGCCTTGGACGGCTTCGCCATGCCAGCGATGTAGCGGATCTTCCAGGCGCCGAAGCGCTGGGTGATCAGGCGGTCGAACGTGTCCTGGTCGATCCGGCGCAGCATCGGGATGACCGGCTCGACCTCGCCCGTCGCCCGGCCGTTGAGGTCCAGGCGGTTGGCATAGCGCACGACCGGGCACACCGGGAACGGGTGGGCCGTGTGAGTGACATAGGACCAGTCGGCGATCTCCCGGCCGTCGTTCTTGACCAGGAGCTCGTGCACGGCGGTCTCGTCGTAGAACTTGACCCGCCAGCCCTCGTTTACACCGAAGACACTCTGCGCCTTGGTCGGCTCGGCCCAGATCGCGAAGGCTGGCCACTGATCCTGGGGGTCCTGGAAGAACGCAGACATCTTGTCGGCCGAGTGCGCCTCCATCCGCGCCATCTTCTTCTTCGTGAAGGGGTCGATGGACTCCGTCACGGCGCCGAATGCGAGACCGTGAGCGATGACCGAGCGGTGGAGCGGGATCTGCCAGGCGTCCCACTCGTTGCGCTGCCAGGTATCCCAGACCTCCATGTTGTCCTGCGAGTCCGAGCGCCGTACGCCGGACACGTAGATCATCTGGGCCAGGGACGTGACGACCAGGCCGGCCCACGGGGTCTCGCTACGGCTGGCCAGGTCGGTGTACTCGTCGGTGATTCCCTCGGGCTTGTAGACGCCCGGCGACCAGCGCAGGCCGATGTCGGTGTCGGTCAGGCCGAAGTTCTCGTCCAGCTCGTTCTGCTCGCCGCGCGTCCACGCGTCGAGGATGATCGTCCGCTCACGCTGGAGCAGGAATGCCGGAAAATTCAGGTGGGCCTGAGCCAGCACGGTGCCTTGCTTGGTTACCACGAGTTCCTCCGGAAGATAGATACGTCTGTGGCCATGCTACCCGTCACCAGACCCGTCCGCTACGAGTGTCCTCTTCGGGGACGGTATTCAGGTAGACCCGGCGTAGCAGACGGGCGCCGACCAGGCACACGGCGAGGTCGATCTTGTGTTTGGACTCGCGGTTGGTCTTCATCAGCGAGACGCCCCACTTGTTCGACGGGTTCGACCGGGCGTTCCGCAGGTGCTGCACCAGGGCCGGGTGTCCGTCGATCTTGAAGATCGGGGCGAACTCCTCGAGCCGGTCGAGCGTCTCGAAGTCCTCGACCGTGGTCTCGGCCATGCCGACGAAAGCCTTCTGGTTGGTCGGACTGGTCATGTCGAACATGACGGCGTGCGCGAGCAGGCCGCCCTTGACCGGCCAGGTCTTCTCCTCCAGCTTGTCCTTGTAGCGCTTCATCCAGTCGTCGATCATGTCGTCCCAGTAACGCGAGCCGTCCTCGTCGTCCGTCGCGTGTGAAGGGTCGGCCCAGAAGCCGAGGATGTTGAACCGCTCGAACATCTCCCGGACGCGCTGATCCACGGCGCCACGCGGAGCGAGCCACTTCTTCGCTCGCTCCTTCTGGGCCGGCGGCGACCAGATACCGATCGTGAAGCAGTAGCCGTCCGAGATCCGGCAGCCCACGAGGCCGGTGGCGTCGTCCGACTTCGAGCCGTCGAAGAAGACCACGATCGGGTCCTCGGGCATGACGATCGACCAGCCGACCTGGATGTCGTCCACGCCGGGGATACGGCGCTGGTCGGCCACGATCTTGTCGATCGCCGCCTGAATGGCCGCCGGGTCGACCCAGGCGTTCTCGGACGCGACCACCTGGTTGAAGTAGAACCGTCGCGACAGGCCCGGCTTGGAGTCGGTGTCCATGATGTCGTCGAGGATGGTCTCGAGGTCCAGCCAGGTCGAGTCGCCCCGTACGGCGCTGACGATGGCGCCCAGGTAGGCCTTGACCTCGTCGTCCGTTGGATCTGGGGCGCCGGGGTGCAGCTTCTTCGGGCGGATCCGGGCGTCGGGCGGCGCCTCCAGGGTGTCGTACAGGACCTTGGAGTCGTAGGCGAGGCCGGCCAGCTGCTCCTCGTAGCTCTCGCGGCGCTGCTGAGCGACCGAGTTCTCCGAGGGGTCGTAGGCGTTGGTGATCGCCAGGCGCCGCGCTTGGCCGCCCTTCGACTTCGTGGCGTTACGCTTGATCGCCTCGGCCATCGCGTGGCCGTCGTTGTTCTCCAGCCAGTGGTGGGTCTCGTTCATGATGACGAACGAGGGCCGGTTGCCTTCCAGCGACGACGGGGAGCTGGTCACACACTCGATCTGGCGGGCGCCGCTGTAGGCGTAACTGACGACCTTGCCCGGATCCCAGCCGTACTTCTTATGTAGCTCCTTGCGCAGCATCGAGTTGAAGAGCAGGGAGGTGTTCTTCGTCTGCTTCTCCGAGACGGCCGCGACCTGCACCCACGCGACGGGGTTGTCGCGGGCGACCGGGTCGTTCTCGTAGACGCCGATGTCTGGCATGTCCCTGGTAGCCCAGCCACGAAACCGGCACGGGCCGATCAACTCAACCAGGGCGATGACGGCGAGGAGGGGGTCCTTGCCGTGGCCCTTGATCCGCTGGAACACGCCCTCGCGGTAGAGGAAGCGGCCGCGCTCGTCGATGGCGTACCACCAGAGGATGAACCGCGCCTGCTCGGCCGTCGGCGTGAAGGCCAGTCGCTCGTTCGTGATCGGGTCGACCTCGTCACCGAGGATCGAGTCCTCGACCCACTTCAGGATCTGCCAGCCCAGGGTGAGCTCAGGCAGGATCCAGTGGTCGCCTTCGTCGACGCCATCCCATTCCGGGTTCGGAGTCCAGACCGGGCCCATTGAGAACGGCGTGACCTCCCACCGCTGCTCGGACTCGATCCAGAACACACCCGGCTCGATCGCCAGGGTGCTCATCAGCGCCTCTTGGCCCAGGGCTCGAGGAGCTCGGCTACCTTGCGTAGCGCTTCGATCATCTCGTAGTGGTCAGGATCGGCCATGCGGATCATCGACTCGACGTACCCCTTGTGCCACTCGGCGTACTCCGGCTTGTCCATTCCGGGACCCTGGTAGCCGGCGTACGACGGATAGTCCGGATCGGGGATGTCCTCGCCAGCCCAGACGCCGTCGAGTCGATCGATGGCGGACAGAGCGCGACTGCGCACCGTGCGGACCTCGGTCAGCGCGGTGGATACATCTCGTGATCGGTCCATGTCAGCCCAGCCGCTTCTTCCGCTGTGCCGCGACCTCGTCGCTGGTCGAACCCTTCTCGCCCGCGTTCTGATGAGCGGCACGGTTGACCTCGATCTGGAGCCGGCGACGGTCGCCCTCGGTCGCGAGCAGATTGCCCATGAGCTTGAGGATCGCGTTGAGCTTAGCGCCAGGCATCGGCAGGCTGGCCTCGACGATGATGGGGTCGCCCCCGCCGTCGATACCGATCTGCACCTTCCGGGGCTTCAGCTCGCGCGACAAGTCCTCGCAAGCCAGGAACAGGATCGCCCAGTCGGACGGCTCCAGCAGGACGCTGGTCGCCGACTCGGGGAAGCTGTCCCAGACGCGGCGGGCGACCTTGTGCCAGTCCGGGTCCGGGTCAGGGATCACGACAGCGCGTGTAAACGTGTCGTCGGTCTCGACGGTCTTCGTGTCGACGGGGCGCTCGTTGGTCCGGCGCCGCTCCGCGTCACGCTTCGGAGCAGGCCCACGCGTGCCCATCAGAAGTCCAGGTCAGGAGCGCCGCTGGCGACGCCGGGAGTGGCTTCAGGCTCGAGGAGCTTCGGCAGTGCGGCCGCTACCACAGTCGTACGCGATCGCTCGGCGACGATACGCTCGTCGTCCGGGTGACGGGCGAGCAGGGCGACGTAGGCCGTGTCGAAGTCAGCGGCCAGCTTGATGTCGTACGGTGCGGCGTCGGCGGCAGCCTTGGCCTCGTCGTAGGCCTTCTGCTCGTTCGTGCGGCGACCCCGGCGCTTCGGCGCTTCAGAAGTAACGTCTGCAGTTACTTCTGAAGTAGCCTGGTCAGCCTCGACCTTCTTCTGCAGCGCGTCGATCTGGGCGAGCTTCTCGACCTCTTCCTCGGATGCACCGACCTCGCGGAGCTCCTCAGCGGACAGGTCGAGATCCATGTCCTTGCGGTCTGCGATCGGGTCCTCGCCCGGCTGGACCAGTGGGTTCTCCTGCTCGACCACGTCAGAGACCAGCTCGGGCGCGTCGGGGAGGACGTTGGAGAACGGGTTCTGCGCTTCGACGTCACCGAGTAGCCAGGTCAGCGTCGACACCTTGGCCGGCTGAGGGCGGGGCGGGGTCGGGGTGAAGGACTCCAGAACCTCGTGAGGGATGTTGGGGAGGGTGCGCTTCAGGCGCTTGACGGCTGCGTTGATGGAGAACCGGTCGCGCCGCTTGGCGAACGACGGGAGCTCGACGATGCGATCGAAGAATCGGCCAGCAAGCGATGACGCATCCTGAGCAAATCGGGTACTACGGAACGGAACGCCGTTCTGCTGCGCCCAATCCACTGCTTCTCGCCGAGTAGCGGCGAGGACGATCGTGTACATGTGACCTCCTGGGGCCGACTGGGCGTCGCCTTCAACGCCATCGACCCCAGGGTATCAGTTCGGTCAGACTCGGCGGAACTCTTTCAGGTGAGAGGTCATCAGGCCGCCGTCGCCGAGGATCTTGCCCTCCGCGCGGGAGTCGCCGATCCAGACGTGGCCCTTATCGGATGTGGTACGGATCAGGCGGCCGACGGCCTGGGTGACGCGAGTGAGCATCAGGTCGTTGTAGCGATTGTAAAATCGCTTCATGAGCGCTTCGGAAACGGGGTCTTTTCCGGGGTACGGCAGCTTCCAGATCCCCACGAAACGCAGGGCGTCGCCGGGCGCGTCGAAGCCGGTCGCGAAGCTCTCGGAGCCGAACAGTACTGCGCTGCCGTCACGCTTGAAGGCCTCCCCGAGTAGCTTGTTGTCGAGCACGCCGTCCTGCTTCAGGATCGTCAGGCCGGCCGCCTTGAAGGCGGCGAAGGTCTCCTCGTATACCGCCTCCAGGTCCTTGAAGCTGGAGAAGAGCAGCAGTGCGCCGCCACCGGACGCCAGGACCTGGTCCTCGAGCTCACCGGCCCGTTTGGTCAGGTTCGACCGTTCCTTGGCGTACTGGTAAGCGCCGTTGATCTGGCTGATCGAGAGCGTCGCTTGCTTGGCGTAGTCGAACGGGTGCCCTACGTCCACGATGCGCGCGTCGGCCACGCCTAGGGAGCTCGGCATCGACTTCGGGATCGTCGCGCTGACCAACCCGAACGGACGGGCCTGGAGCAACTCGCGCGCCGAGGCAGCGATGTCAATCCAGCTCAGCTTCAGTGACTCTCCGTCACACCAGACGAGCGCGTTCTCGGAGGGTACGTTTACACGCGCGAGAATCTTGGCCGCCGACTCGTACATCTTCTTCACGCGCTCCGGCACGCCCGCATCGCCCTGGGTGTCGACCGACTCCATGAACGCCCGAAGTTTGTTCGCGATCGGGCCATCGAGCGGGACCTTGGCGGCGTCGCGGCCGAACGAGCGGATGTAGCGCGACAGCTCGGCGCCGGCCTCGCTCCACTTCTGCAGCCAGTCCGCACGGAGTGACCGGTCGGAGAAATCGCGCAGCTTCGGCTCGAGCTGGTGCGCCTCGTCGACCAGCAGCGGGCCTTCGGGGTCGAAGAACTCGCCGGGGACGAGCCGGTCGTTCACGATCAGCATGTCCGTGTTCGTGATGACGATGTCGGCTTCCTGGGCGCGCTTCTTCTGGTCGCGGTACTCGCACCAGTGCTTCCCTTCGGCCCAGGCGGTCGCTTCGCAACCTCCCTCGTATCCCGGGCAGCCGCCGTTCTCCGCCGTACCGTCGCCGCCCTGCTCGCAGGCGTACCAGGCCTTGCCCCGGAGCTCTTCGATGGACAGGCAGAAGCAGGACGAGGCGCTGATCGCGTCCGACTTCATGTACTGGTCCATGAGCACGCGCGTCGGCGTGACGATCAGGACCTGCTTGCCGTAGTGATCATGCAAGTGAGCGGCAGCAGCGAGAACGGCGATGGACTTGCCGACGCCCGTGCCGGCCTGGGCGATGACGCCGTCGTGGTCGAGCGTCTTCAGGTGCTCGAAGAGAGCAGTCTGCTGGGGGCGCTGGTCGTAGCCGATGTGGGCGAGTAGTCTAGTGAGCTCGGTGTCAGTCATGAGTCAAAAGATACTTCGGCCAAATCACTTTGTCAAACGAGTTGGCATCCGGATAAACAACTGTGTATCGTCAGCCTCATGACTACTCCGAAACTGATCGTCGACCTGAACGACGTCCTCGGTCTTGCCGAGATCGCCTCTCACTTCGACCTGTCCTACTCGACCGCCCTGTCCTGGACTCGAAGCCGGGGCTTCCCCGCGCCGATCCGGACCTTCAAGATGGGTCCAGCCTGGCTGCTCAGCGACATCCAGGACTGGAAGAAGACAGCCAACACCCGTAGGAGGGCACGTTGATCATGATCTACGCCGGAGAAGCTCACAAGCTGAAGAAGTCCGGCTACTCTCCGCTACCTCTCCCTCCCGGCAAGAAGTTCCCGCCGCCGGACGGCTGGACCGGCAGTCTCGCGCCGATGGCCTCGGGCGCTGATATCCAAGCCTGGATCGAAACCGTCCCCGAAGACTCCAATATCGCGATCCGGCTGCCCGACGGCGTCATCGGCATCGACATCGACCAGTACGACGAGAAGGTCGGCGCCGACACGATCCGGAACGCCATCGAAATGTTCGGCAAGCTCCCGATCCTCGGTCGTCTGACCGCGCGCCCCGAGACTCCGTCCGGGATCCGGCTCTTTCAGGTTCCCGCTGGCACGAAGCTCTATGGAAACCTCGACTCGGCCGGCATTGGCCCGGACGTCGACATCATCCAGCATGGCCATCGCTACCTGGTCGGCCCCGGCTCGATTCACCCCGAAGGCGGTGAGTATCGCTGGCACTCAGCGCACGAGGCTCGTTCGATCCTGACACTGCCGGACGTCGAGGAGCTCCCGTGGCTTCCCACCTCCTGGCTGGAGGGTTTGACCAGGAAGGTCGCCGAGGCGCGCAACGTCGAGTCCGAGGCATATGCCGCGCTCGATGACCGGGTCAAGGCGCGGGTCGATGCCTACGTCGAGAACGCCATCGCCGCGACGTACGACGAGCTCGACGAGATGAAGACCTGGGAGGAGGACTACCGGGGTCGTCACGGCGGCTGGGAGGAGAGCACGCTCGCGCTGACCGCCTCGCTGGCCAGCCTCGTGAAGGCCGACTGGTGCAACGTGGACGCGGAGAAGGTTGCGGCCGACCTGGTCGATCACCTGCCGAACGACGCAAAGTTCACCCTCGGTAACGGGCTGTCGAAGTTCGTCCGAGCGCTCGAGGGCGAGAATGTCACGCCGCGCACGCCCCCGTTCGATCTGAAGGAGGATGACGCCTGGTTCGAGGAGGAGCCGTATTCGCCCAGCCGCCCTTTCGGTGAGGCCGGTGACGCTCCCGGAGCGGAGCCGGCGCTCACGGTATGGCCGCAGTACGAGCAGAACGACTACGGCAACTCGCAGCGCATCGCCGCGTGGGCCAAGGGGAACCTCTTCTGGCTTCAGGACGCCAAGGTCTGGGTCCGGTACAACGGGGTCCACTGGGAGAAGTCCGACGGCGCCGGTGAGAACGCTGCTGTCCAAGCGCTGAACGTCGCCTACCAGCTCGAGGAGGAGCACTACGCCGACACGGCCGCCGAGGGGGAGACCTCTCCCCGGAAGAAGTTCTTCAACTGGGTCACCAGCCAGAAGATGGCGGGCAAGTACAGCGCGGCCGCCCGTACGGCGCAGATGTCCGAGGCGCTGACCAAGAGCGAGACCGAGTTCGACTCGGACCCGTACCTGCTCGGCGTGCTCAATGGCACCGTCGATCTCCGCACGGGTGAGCTCCGCAAGGGCACGAAGGACGAGATGATCGCCACGGCCGCCCCGGTCAAGTATGACCCCGAGGCCAAGGCGCCGCTCTTCCAGAAGTACCTGGCCGAGTCGATGCCTGACCAGGAGGTGCGCGAGTACCTGCAGCGCGTGATGGGCTATTCGATCACCGGTACGACGATCGAGCAGCTGATGTTCATCCACCACGGCGAGACCAACAACGGCAAGTCAGTGCTGATGGACATCGTCGGCCGGGTGCTCGGCGGATACGCGGGCGGGGCCGACCCGAAGGCCCTGATCGAGTCGAAGAACGAGCAGCACTCCACCCACGTCGCGAGCCTCGCCGGCCCGCGCACGCTGCTCATGTCCGAGACCGCCCGGGGCGCCCGGCTCAGCGACGTCCTGATCAAGAACATCACTGGCGGCGACAAGGTGACGGCCCGGCGGCTCTACCAGGAGAACAAGGACCTGAACATCATCGGCAAGATCCACATGGCGACGAACCACCTGCCGCACATCGTGAGCTCGAAGTCGACGAACCGCCGGATCCACAAGATCACCTGGCCCATCACCATCGCGGACGAGAAGATCGACCTGGAGCTCGCCGAGAAGATCCTGGCCGCCGAGAAGGAAGGCGTGCTGGCCTGGCTCATCGCCGGAGCCGTCCAGTGGTGGACGCTACTGCGGGAGACGCAGGGTCCGAACCGGAAGACGGGCCGGCCGAGTGGGCTGGGAGTTCCTGCCCAGGTCCTGGCCGACACTGCCAAGTACCTCCGCGACGAGGATGAGGTCGCTGAGTGGATGGATGAGCGCACCACCAAGTCCGACGCGCTGGAGTCGTCCAAGAATCTGTACGCCGACTACCGCAACTGGGCCGAGTCGCGCGGCGGGCGGCCGATGTCGCAGATGGCGCTCAGCCTGGAGCTCGAGACGAAGGGCTTCCCGAAGGACCGCAACAAGCACTTCCGGGGGTTCTACCTACAGCTGCAGCCGCTGCAGCAGCGCGCCTTCTTCGACGAAGCGTAGTTCTGGTCTAGACCCGATAAGGGCCCCGTTGGCACACGCCGGCGGGGCCCTTCGGCGTCTGGTGACACCCTGGTGACAACCTCGTGTCACCGATTTTAGGCCTCTGACCTGCGAAGTTGTCCGAAATGACGCGGGTGACACCTTTTTCCAAAAGTCCTACAGCTCACAGCGCCGGAGCCTCTCCACTACCTCTACTACCCCCTCTCACGCGTAGACTTTGTAAAAAAGCTGTCACCCCTGTCACCAGAAAGAAGAAAGCCCAGGTCAGAGGGCATTTTTGGGGTGACAAAAGTGCCTCTAAGGCCGTCACCAGGGTGTCATCACCTGTCACCTCGTACAAAACTGAACTAGATAGGTAGGTCCCTGACGATTTACCCGTAGGCAATCGGAGCTGCT